CTACTGGGGGCTCGCCGCCGCGGACGTTCCCACGGTGTTGGTCAATTTCACACTGACGGATGTGACTTGAGTCGAGGTGCCGTTGGCCACGTTAAACGGAATCGTGAGCCCGAACTGGCCTCCGAACGGGTTCGACGCCGTGCTTCCGTACCAGGTCGTAAACGCGGACGTCAGCGGCACGGAGACATCGCCGCCATTCGTCACGGTGTTGCCGCTGGAGACTGAGAAGACAAAGTCTCCGCTGACCACTTCGCGTGTGGTCGAGTAGCCGTTCACCGTCACGGTGACGACTCCGTTGGTGTTGGTGAATGTCACTTTCGTGATCACGGGAGCGGCCGGCTTGATCTGGATCAGTTGCACGGGCGCCGGGGTCGGCGTCACGTCCACGCCCGCGGCTACGAACTTCGCGGTGACGGCGATGGTTCCCGCGACGGTTCCGGTGGCGATCTGATAGGTGGGCGCCGTGAGTTGTCCCTTGGGAATGGTGAAGTTCACGGTGGAGCTCGCGCCGGAAGAAGTGACGAATTGGACTTCCGTCGGATTGCCGCCCACGCTGGACTGGAACGTCAGAGTGAGCGTTCCGTTGATATCCACCGGATACGCGCTGCTCAACGTGAGAGCAATGGTGGGCTGCGCGGCCGGACTGTTGGAAGTGGTTGTTAAGGTGACGGGAGGCGGAGGCGGCAGGTTGATGATGACGTTGATGGTCTTCGAAGCCGTCTGCTTCTGGGCATCGGTCACGCTGAACGTGAGCGCCGCGGAGCCGGCCGCTGAGGGAGTTCCGCTGAGAACGCCGTTGGCGAAGGCGAGTCCCGCCTGCGGCGTGCCGCTGGTCAGGGCGAAGGTGTACGGGGAAGTGCCGCCCGTCGCGGCCAGCGTTACGGAGAACGGAGTACCGACTGTTCCGGACGCATCTCCGTTCGAAATCACCGGGGGCGCGGTGCCCGCGGATACAGTAATGCTGTACTGCTGCTGCGCGGATTGTCCGCCCGCGTCCTGCACCAGAATCGTGAACGTAGAAACCTGCGCCGGACCCGTGGGCTTGCCGGTCAGCGTACCGGCGCTGGAATCGAGATTGATGCCTGCGGGCAGTGTGCCGGATGCCACCGTGTAGTTGTAGGGAGGCTGGCCGCCGTTCACCTGAATCGTGGTCTGCGGATACGCCACGCCCACCGTTCCATTGGGAATCGAAGTGGTACTGATGTTGAGGGGCAGAGTGATGTTCAACGTGTACGTCTTCTGCCCCGTAAGAGGCAGGGCGACGGACGACGAATCGTGCACTGTCACGGTGAACGTGCTGGTGCCCAGGGGAGCCTGCGGCGGTCCCACGGGAGTACCGCTTAGCAGGCCGCTCGAAGAGAGCGAGAGCCCCAGAGGCAAGTTGGCTTGGTTGACGGCGAAAACATAAGGAGGCGTGCCTCCGACGGCGGTGAGTTGCACTCCACCTCCCGCCTTGGGCGGGTACAGGACCGAAGGATTCCCGTCCGGCAGCGTATTGGGTCCGATGCTGAGCGTGATGTTCGCGCCCACGGTGATGGACAGGGTGGCCTGCGCCACGCGCTTGCCGAAATCCGTGACTTGCACCAGAATCGGATACACGCCGTTGGTGGTGGGCGTGCCGCGCAGCACTCCATCGGTGCCCAGCGCGAGGCCCGGAGGCAGCGGTCCCGGGGTGGTCAGGGCGATCCAGGTGTAAGGCGGCTGTCCGCCGGTGGCCGACAGCGTCACGGGCTGACCGGGGAATTGCGAGGTGGCCGGCTGCACATAGGACAAGCCCACGGTAGCGTTCGGCAGGCTGGTGGTGGTGATGGTCAGCGGTCCGGAGACGAACAAGGTGTACGGCGCGCGGAACTGCGTCCCGGTGACATCGCTGAGGATCACGGTCAACGGGTAGCTGCCCGGAGTGACGGTGGGAGTCCCGCTGATGATGCCGGTCACGGGGTCGATCGTCAGGCTCAGCGTATTGGTAGCCAAAGACCACGAAAACGGCGCGAGGCCGCCCTGCGGCGTCAGCGAGGTTTGATAGCGCTGGTTCTGGATGGCGATGGGCAAGGTGGTTTCGAGAATCGTCAGCGGGCCATTGGTCACATAGAGCGTGAAGATGGTGGTGCCGGAGAGATAGCCCGGCAGGCTGGCCTGCACCGCGAATTTGTACGTCCCGGGCGTGCTGGTTCCACCGGAGACCACGCCGGTGGTGGTGTTGAGATTGATGCCGGTGGGCAGACTGCTGCCCGCAAGCTGCCACGTGACGCCGGCGTAATTCGCCATGAGCTGCACCTGATACCCCTGCGTAATGGAGCCGACGGGCAGAACCGCGGGCGTCAGGATGGAGACTTGGCCTGCATAAATAGTCAAGCCGATGGTGGCGGTGTTCGTCACTTCGGTCCCGGTGAGCGACGCCGTGACCGGGATCGAAAAATTGCCACCCTGCGTGGGAGTCCCGAAGACCAGCCCCGCGGTGCTCAGGAACAACCCGGGAGGCATCCCCTGCGGAGCGGACCACGTCACTCCAATAGGAGTGTTGGAGCTCGCCGAAAGAGCAAAGCTGTACTGCTGGTTCAAAAATCCATCGGGAATGGGCGAAGAGGTCGTTACTTTGACCTGCGGCACCGTGACGTGAATGGTAAATGTCTTGGTGTCGGTGAAGCCTTGCCAGTTCGCATGGACCTGGAAACTGAAATCGCCCGCGGTGGTGGGCGAGCCGGAGAGAAAACCACCGGTGGTCATGGAGAGTCCGGGGGGCGCATTGCTGCCGGCGGCGGACACGATATTCCAAGTGATGTTGGGCGGGGTGGGCGGATTCGGATTGGTGGTGGCAGTGAATTGAAGTCCCTGGAATCCGGGCGGAATGCCGTAAGACAAGTTCAGATAGCCGTCCGGCAACGGCGAGGTGGTGGTAATGGTGACGGACTGACCGAAGGCCGCCGTAGCCGCGGCCAGCAACAGCAGAAGGAGGACCACTTTGCGCGCGCTCACTTCTGGCCTCCCGAAGCGGAATCGACGGAGGCTTGCGCCAGCGGCACAAAGAAGATCTCGCCGGTGGATGCGTCAAAGACCTTGAACACGGCGCCCTGCAAGCCGGTGAACCGGAACACAGAGCGTCCCATCGAGAACAAGCCTTCGGGGAAGCATCCGCAATCGAACTTGGCCGAGGAGCCGGACGAAAGGTCCAGCGAAAGCAAGCTGCCGGAGATGTCCACGGCGACCAGCCGCTGATTGTCCGCCGAAATCCCGACGCCCAAGGGAGCCATCTCCGGTCCTTCATACAACGTGGAGACCGCGGGCTGTCCACCGACATCTTTGATCGAGAAAATATGAGTGGCCGTGGCGATGGCCAAATCCGAGCGGCCGCCGAAGAACGCCAGCGATTGCGCGCGCTCCGGCGAAGGCAGCAGCGTGGCTTGTCCTTGCGGGCCGAAGAGCCAGACGTCGTTTCCAAAGGCCGCGGCGGCGAACTGCCCATCGTCGCTCACGGCGAAGGCGTGCGGCAGCGTCTTCAGAAACGTGGCATCGGCATTGCGGACGGAGAGCGACCCGGAGAAGCCGGTGACGAATTGAAGCCGCCCGCTGGACGCCGACCACAACAGCGCCGCCGATCCTCGCGGGCTCAGGAAAATGCGGTCCGGATTCGGATCCGCGCCGCGAATCGCCGCCATCGCGCCGGTGGGCGACGCGACGAAGACCGCGCCGGTATCCGCCGCCGCCACCACCGCAAAATCCTGCCGGGGAGAAACCGCAATCCGCGAGAAATCCCGCCCAAAATCCGCCGCCGCGCCGATAGACGCCGAAGCCGCGATGCCGTACACCGGACGCAGATGCGCTCCGTCCGGGAGATAGCCGAACAAGGGCGCCGCCACTTGCCCGAAAGCGCCCGTGCAGGCCGTCAAAGCGAGTACCGCCGTCAGGCGCGTCATTTCGGCGCTCCTACACTGGGAGTTCCCGCGGTAATGGTGATCGAAGGCGGGGGCGGAGTGGAACCGGGGCTCGATCCGCCGCGCGTGGCGATGATGCCGCCGGCGATCGCGCCTCCCGCGAGTCCGGCAATGATCAGGACCTTGGCCGTAGTGCTGAGGCCGGCTGAAGAAGTGGCCGCGACGTTGGTCTGCGTGATCACGGCGCTGGCAGTGGCTCCGGAGGCGGAGGCGGTTACGCGAATCTGCATTTGCCCGGAAACGTTATTCCTCTTGATGCCGAGGGCGGCGGCGCGTCCCTGGGCATCGGAAGTCAGGGTGAGGGTCTTGGTGCCGTTCGAGAAGACTCCGCTGGCGCCGGAATTCGGCAGGAAGAAAATCACGGCCGCTCCGGCCACCGGTTTGTGATTTTCGTCTTCGATTTGAACGATAGGCTCGCGATTCACGCGATCCTTCACGTTATTAATCGCGCCTTCGCCTTCAACAATGACGATATTCAGTTTGGCTTGCGCGGCGTCCTGGCCCGAGGCGGTTGCCTGGAGCAGATTGATCAACAGCAAGACGACCGCGCAGGCGCAACTGCGAGCAGTTGGCTTCATCCGTCCTCCCGATTTAGCAACAGTACCATTATGCAGGAGGGGAGCACAGGACGGAAAGAAATGTTTAGCGATTGCCACCATTCGACGAAGGGCCGGTGGGCTCCACAGGGAGATCTGAGGTCTAAACCGTCAAGCGCCGCCGCCGTCGACATTCAGCGCAGCCGCAACACTGGTAGGCGCCTTGGGCACCGACGTATCGAGGGTATCGCCGATCTTCCGCCACTCTCGACTCCGGAGCCGGGAAGCTTTACGCTTTGCGGACTCGGACTGGCAGCTCTAGCGTTCGCGGTCCGCGCCTCCGGTAGCCGGCGCGCTTGAGCGTTTTTTCAGCACTCACTCAGCACGAAGAGCCCGGGAAGCGACGGTTGTGGAAGACACCGCTGCTATCATGGAAACACGTAACGACGGGCGTTCGACGTCATTTGCGGGCGCGTAGCTCAGGTGGATAGAGCATCAGCCTTCTAAGCTACTCGATCTTCCGGAGGGCGCAAAAAAGCGACTTTACGGAATCCGCGCCAATCGCACTCTGAGGCCCGTCGAACCGCTTTACAAGCAACATCTGAGTCTCCCGGACTCATAGAGGGGTGCCGTCGAGCGACGGCTCGGGGGGACCCCCCTCAGCACTAACTGAGCACTAAGCCTATACACCTGCGCTCAGCACTAAGCGTAAAGAAGAGTAGCGTGCCTTGGGCCAGTTCCGGGCTTCCGTTTTGCGTGCCTACACCCAATCCAGATGACGACCGCCTGATTAGTAAGGCCTTGTCGATGGTCAGCACTGTGCAGTAGAGTTGAGCGCGGAGGAACGCGAACGGAAGCAATAAGCAGACCGATAGCGCGGTCTGCTTGTAAACTCCAGGGCCGTCCCCCCGCGCATTAAAGGATACCGAAACTCGGTCGTCCAGGTTCGTTACCTGATTTCTGGCGTCTCACCGTACTGGATCGTTCCCTTTAAGGTAACGAGGTGGTCGCACTCGTTGGCCAGCGAGTCCAGGAGTGCAACCCGCCCTCCGATGGGATCGTGTCGCACTCCCACACAGAGCATAACGCTGTGAACGGGCGGCATTCAATTCCCCTCTTCGGGGCTGGGAAGTTGATGCAGTACTCTTGTTGATGCAGTACTCTTAGGGACCTAATTGTGGAATTGAGTGACTGTCCAGAAGTTTATGGATCGGCGGAGGTTGCTGTGCACTTCTCCGAGCGCAGCACCCATTTCCCCGTGTGCGATCCTCGTATGGATGCACTGCCAAGAACGAGATCGCCTGTCGAAGTCCGCGACCGATGCCCTCAGCCAAATCATTTCCATCACTCAGAAAATGCTCGATGCGAACAAAGCGAACAACCTCCGAGCAATCCAGCAACTCGACAAGGAACTTGAACAACTCGTCGGCCTGAAAGAGAGATCTTTCGGGGCGCTCCACCAACACCAGAAGGAACACGGCTGCTGACGGTTTGATGTAACGTTCTGGCAGCTACAGCGGTCTCGTTAAGTGCAATGAACTCCCAAGATGTTGGCGCTGATCCCGACGAACTGCGGGACAATATTGCTGAATCCATCGGACGTGCGCGGGGCCTTGTGGATGACCTCAAAAGCGTTCAGGAGCACGAAAACAACCTCCTGAACGACAACGAGCCGCCGCCGCTTGCCCGTGGTCCCAATCCCTAAAGTGGATATTGAAACCATCATCCAAGACCCCCACTGTTTAAACGTCGATAGTTGACGGCCTGTCTTAGCTTTTCTTTTTCTTAGCTGCCCAATACTGCTTCATGCGCTCGGCCTGAGCCTTCCGCTGCGCTACTGTGCGCTTGATGCGCTTCTTGGACGCGGGCGCGGAGGCGGTCGGTGCAACCGTGGCTGGCGCGGCGGCATTCCGGGGCGGTCGCCCACGGCGTTTAAGCGGTCCTTGGAGAGCTGCGATGGCGGCGTTGAGCCGGTCACGTTCTTGGATCAGTAAAGCTACAATCTCGTCAATCGACATTCAAGAAAAGCGTAACACGGGATCTAGCGGCCATATGGTCTTCTCCGCACTGACGGCGGCGACTCCGGTACTGGCTCCCCAGTAGGAACGAGGACGGTCTCGTGAATAGCACAATCGAAACGGCGCGATGGTTTCGTGCCGCCAAACGTGCCAGAAATGTGCGTCATTGGAACTAGCGTGCCATCCCTGGTCCAGCAATAAACGCAGTAGGGACCAGTCCGCTTCCCATCGGGGTGATCGCGCCAATAGACGTAGCCGTCATGCTTTAGCTCGCCATCAATCTGTTGATGATTTTCGAGAGCTTGAATCCGAGTTTTAAGCTCTTGGATTTCATCCTTGGCATCGACCAGCGCGTCCTTCGAGTCAACGATGTAGTCGTAGATCTCTCCGACGCGCGAGGCAAACTCGTCGGGCTTCAACTCGCCGGATTTTGCGGCGTCCCTGAGGACGCGCAATAGATCGGTACCGGTTTTCAACGCGCTAAGCCCTGCTAAAAAGTTTGTTGGCATTTGATCTCCCTGCTAAAATAACTGGCGGAGGGTGGGGGGATCGGACCCCAATGCCCGGACAGACATTTGCGGTTTATAAGGCCGCTCCTAGCGCCAGCTAGACACCCTCCGTGTGTAAGCCCCGTCGCCGCCCCGGTTTTGGAAGCTGGGTGACGACGGGGTTCTCTGCTTTTGGAAGGCAGAAACTTGTAGTAGGCCGACGCGCTCATTGCTCCTTGTACTCCAGCATCAGGACGTTGTTAAGCGTTTCCGTCCATTGATCGCGATCAGTCTTTGGCCAAACTGACCCAGGCTTAGGAAGCCGCTGGAACAGCCCCCAGAGTAATAAGCTGCTTTGAGCAGCGATTTGCGGTTGATTCGTTACTGAGGGGCCAGTTCCACTCTCATTCGTTGGGCGCTCGGCAGGTCTCTCGGTCTTGCGTTGCCCTCCCGCAGTTGCGCTTCGCTTCTTTGGGCCATTTGCGTTTTTGTGTGAGAGAAATGGGGAAACCTGAATTCCGGCATCTTGAGCCGCGTCCTTCAAGAAATTGATGCACCTCGCTACGGTCTCGCCGGTTGCCGACGTATGTTCCTCAAAACGTTCCCTGACCATGGAGCCTGTAGCGGTCGCAAAATCAAAATCGTCGGAAAAGATGAACGGATAGTGCTGCCGAAGAATAGATCCCATCATCTGGCCCTGCGCCGCCGCATCTCCCGTAACAAACTTTTTCATTACGTCTAAGGGAACATTGTTCTCCGAGACAAAGCCGAGAAATCTCAACGCCGTCATCAACTGCGATTGAACAGCGCCCGACTTCCCACCCATTGCGCTTCGCTCGATTCTTCCCGGAGTTCCCTGTTGAAATCCCTCCAGGAAATTCCTTAAGGTGCGATAGGCAACATATGGTGGCGTCGCCAGCTTCTTGGTGTTGGTTTCAGTCATGACCACCTCTACGGACTTCCACGAATTTTCCCGTAACGTGATCCATCGTACACGACACTTGGACTTTGTTCAATACCATGTCCGTCCTCATAGACAGCCATGGCGAGCCGTCTTGGGCGGAGAGAACCGAGTGCTTACACGTATCATGCAGATAACCAATCAGTTATACGAAATATGCAGGAGCACAACTTTGCTCCTGCCCTCAAGATTAAAATTCCTCTTTCTCTCTTTTTCCCCGAAAAATCGTCGATGGCCTGGACCGGAATCCATGGGTTCAGCTACCAAGCAAGCCTGTAACAGTATGTAAAATAGAGGCGTAACGGCGTTTTCTCCAAATCTGGAATTTCAATAGGGACAGTCGGACTTACCTTTGTCTAGTTACTACCACAATAGATTACGCAATCACAGTCCTAGCATCGAGACTAGTTCTGCTGCAAGCTAATAAGTGGCTTATTAAACAGTGATATAGATGATGGTTCCAAGGCTACTGCCACCGCATTTCTATGTGTAATCTAGTACGGTACTGTGGCTAGGCGATTTCCAGCAGCTCAAACGACACATTGGTCATCGACATGTCGGTCGTCTCCTGCCAGCTTTGGTTCCGAAACTTCACGACGTGACGTCCCGGCTCCGAGTCGCCGGTTGGGTCGTAGTTGGAGCCAACCGGCGTTCCATCCGACTGTTCAAACGGGTGGTACCAGTAAAACGGAACCAAGCCTCCGAGATGGGCGGCGTAAAAGTCTCGGAGCGTGGCAAGCTGTAGCGCTCCCGGTCCGTCGAGATCCTGGTAGCTCGTCAGGCGCACCGATAGTTTCCAGGATCGGATCGACTCGGGCGCGTTCACACCATCCTGGATCAACGAGCGCTCCACGGTTTTGTCGTGGTACTGCTGGCTCAACATCGGGAAGACGCGCGATTCCTCAAATGCTGTGTAGAGCATCTGGGGCAAAACGCCCTGCGGACTCGCTGTTACAAGGTTCATCGGCATCTTAGACGTAGAGCAACGGCTGGTTCAAGGTTGCTGAGTTCTGGACTCGTCCATTCGAGTAGTTTGCAGCTTGGCTGGCTTGCTGCTGCACGAAATCGGGCGTCACTACCTGACCGGCCATGAATGCACCAGCAGCTTGACCATCAATGTGCAGGCTGATGGCAGGACTCGTGTTGGGTAGCGTGGTGCTGCTGACGTTGCCGTAGCTGGGCAGATTCGATTGATATGTGTACGCCTGCCCGAACATGTAGGAGGCTTCCTGCTGGAGCTGGCCTCCAGACATCGCCAAGTTGCCTGCGTGCGGCATCGTGCTCGACAACGGCACTTTCTGGCCGGTGCCCGAAGCGTAGACCATGAGAGCGTTCCGGATTTCCGGATCCATGACGGCCAGCGAGACTTTGCCGCCGTACTTCTGTTGTGCAGTCTGCACGATCTTCTGCGCAAACTGCGTGTCAATCGTGACGCTGTATTTTTGCTTCACAAGGCGCTTGGCTTCGTTGACCGGCGATTCAACACCCGCCAGCTTTTCACCAACGCCAGCCAACACACCAGCAGCAGCGCCGATAGCCGCGCCGAGAGGACCACCAAATTTCATGCCGAGTGCAGCACCACCGGCACCCGCCTCCAAAATGCCTAGGCCAGTTCCGCGTGCGTTACCTAGCAAGCCAGCCTCGGCTAACTGCGATCCACCCGCGAACAACGCCGCTCCTGCAAGACCGTTAACGCCCGTTATGCGGCCACCACCTGAGACCTTGGCACCGCCCGCGCCCGTGAAATCACCCGCGTGTGAGAATGAACCCCAGTTGATGCCTTTCAAGCTGGAGAGGTTGAACCCACCTTTCCCGCCGAGGCCGTTTAGAACGCTGCCAAAGCCGCCCGTGCCGCTGGGAATCCTGAGACCCGGAGGCAGACCGAGACTCTCGGAGCCGAACATCGGCGCGGAAGGCGTGGTGATGCTGGTGCCGAGGTCTTCACCCGTGCCTAGCTCTGGAAAGCTGATGCCGCTGGAGATCGCCGCCACACCCGATGACCCACCACCGAAGTTACCGTTCGAGGACGGCGGGATCACGATGGGCGCTGAGCCGATCCCGGCCAGCCGTCCGAGTATCGAGAGAGGCCCAGAAGAACCTCCGGAGCCACTCCCGGATACCGACAGGGATACTGAGGCTCCTGCGAGGCCGGATGGTGCGGGAGGAGCCGGAAGACCCAACCCACGAGACATAATGGTGGTGAGTCCGTACAGAGTAGCGGTGTTCTGATCCGTGGCCCTGGTGTTCTGGTCGTTGGACAGCGTGAGCTTGTCAGGCTTGTCGGCTCCGCCGAACAAGTTACCGAACGCGCCCGCGATTCCTGACTTTCCATCCCGACCGTAAATCAACGGCTGGAGCGCACGCGACGTGACGCCTGCGAAGCCTTCCGTGACTGGCTTCAAAAACGCTGAATGCAGCGTGCTGGCTAAATCCTTCCCGAAATCCTTGGGCTTAGTAAAGAGCGTGTTGTAGAGCTTCTCAGCTTCGGACTTCACCTGTTCAAACTGCTGGTGCTGAAGCTCTGCCTGTTGCAAGATCGCCTCAGAGTGGGCGTCGTCCGTTTCCTTTTTGAGTTGCCGCAATGCTTTTTCGGCGCTGAGGCTGGCCTGATAGCCGTCCTCCTCTCGGCTGATCCGGTCAAGCTCAATCTTGGCAAGCTGGTTGGCTTCGTCAATCTTGATTTTGAGTTCGTCTTCGATGACGCCTTGCCGGTCGTCTTTCCGGTTGAGCGTTGAGAGCTTTGAGAGTAGGCCAGAGCGCGACTTCACATCGTCGGCGGCTCCGCCCGACGTGATCTTGGATAGCTCTTCCTGGAAGGCTCGGTGCTGGTCTATCTGCTTCTGGCGCAGATCGCTGAGATGCTTCTCTCGATCCGTCTCGATCTGGCCCGCTTCCTGACGCAACTGCGAGTCGGCGTGCGCGATGGCTAGCTGTTTTGCTCGCTCGTCTGTTTGGCCGTTCGACAGCTTCAATTCATTGGCGAGCGAAATCTCTTGGTCGTGCTCCTGCTGAGCAAATAACAGCTTTTGCTGCGTGGCCGCTGCAATGTCGGCCTCTATGTCTGATGCCGTGACGCCTTTTTGACCAAGATCACGAATGGGAATCTGTAGCTGGCGTGCCTGCTGCTGGTGCAAGTTGGCGCGGGCCTCAGTTACCGCGATTGCTTTTAGCTCCTTAGCCTGCTGAGCGTCCAGCCGCTGATTCAACAGGTCGATGTCACGAATGGCATTCTTGTTTTCTGTCGCGGTGACTTGGGCAAGCTGCGAACCCACGAAACCGAGTTCTTTCGCCTTCTGGATCTGCTCGTCACGCTTGGCGATGATGCGGTCGTACGCGGAGAGTTCAGAATCGCCAGCGCCAAGCTCCTGCTCGTGCAACTGTTTCAAAAACTCTTTGCGCTGGCTGATCTGCTCCAACAGCTTCTTGTTGGCTTCGATCTGCTGATTCGACTTGGTAACATCGTGCTCGGCTTTAACAAGCGATGGCCGGTCTGCAAGCTGGCCACGTGCGGCGGTGTCGATGATGAGTTGGGCCTTTTGCTTCTGCTCTTCCAGGTCCTTGATCTTCTGCTTGATGGCGTCTTCCTGATTCAAGCCCTGCGCGGAATTGAAGGCTTGCGCAGATGCGATGTTCTTCTGTTTGAAAACATCGAGGGTCTTGCTACCGCCTGACAGGTCGTACTTCTTTGACTCGGCGTCTCGAACCGCTGCGTTGTAGCGGTCCAACAGGCTGAGCGCTTCGAGCAACGGACTAAACGCCTCTAGGATGCTGTCCTTAAACGGTGCCAGCCATTTGACCGCGCCAATCACAAACCCGGCTATCTTGCCTTCGAGAATGTCAAAGCGTAAGCTCATTTCATGCAGCGTTTCAGCGGCCTCGGCTCCCTCTTTAATCAGGCCGTCGCGCATCCCGAAACCAAGCTCTTCTGCTTTCTGGTTGAGAGCATCCAGGTTCTGGATGATGGGCAGGAAGTTACGGGAGACCTTCGGTCCCATGATTTCGGCTGCTAGGCCGATCCGTTCCGTTTGGTCTGAAACTTGCGCCAGCCGGTGGAACACTTCACCTAGGATCTCGCCGCCCTGCTTCTGCGCACCATTGAAATCAATCGTGGAGACATGGAGCTTAGCCAGATTGTCGGCGAGCTTCTTGCCCTTCTCGCCGCCTTCTTCCAGGGCCTCGTCCATGGTGGTCGCGGCGCGAGTGATCGAGGAAATGTCGGTGCCGGTCAACTTCGCCATCGCCTGCAGCTTGTCCAGGTCTCCGACCGCGATGCCGGTTGAGGCAGACAGATTGATAAGCCGTTCCGATGCTTCGCCGAACGCTTCCACATCCTTATAAAGAGCGACGCCAAGAGCGACAGCAGCCGTCGCGACGGAGGCGATGCCAGCCGCTACGGGTCCGATGCCTTCCAGGAACGTGGTGGCCTGACCACCAGCCGCTTGTAGCGGGTTTTGAATGAACTGGGTGATGCTCTGGCCAAACTTCTGGAGATTGTTCTGGCCTCCGCCCTGTTCGGCGGCGATCAGCTTCTTGTAGGCAGCGGTGACGCGATCCACCGCTTTTTCATCGTCCTGGTATTTCCGGATGAGCCGGTCACGATCTGCAATCAGCTTATCGACGCCCGACTTGCCCGCTAAGTCAGCCTGCCGCTCTAGCGATTTTAGAAACCGCTCCTGTGATTGGGTTGCTTTGTCGGAGAACTTTACTAGGTCGTTGGAAACTTTGGAAAACGCATCGCTGAGCTTTTGGTTATGCTCGCTGAGCTTGCCTTCGCCCTGCGTGACCGCATCATTGATGGTTTGTAACGCTTTTAGCGTTGACCGTGTGTCGATTTCATAGACAACCGTTTCCAAACCCATAGGAGTATTTATGGGAAAGGTGCTTGGTGCGACTAGACCGCAGGAAAGTTGACACGCATGTAGTTGGGGGAAACGCCAATCTTGTTGAAGAAGCTGTCAGCAAAGGCCCGCACAGAATTGACGGCCCAGTCCGCGCAAGGACTGCCTAGGCAGTGGTCAGGGAAGTAGGGATTCCCCGAACCAACTAACAGAGGGTTCGTTGGGAAACTTTTTGAGAGCCGTTGCCCGAGCTTATGTTGATTCTCGCCCCCGAGAGTTTCGGGCATGTAGTGTATTAATTCATTACGGAGCTTTGTCACTGAATCCGCGTCCTGATAGGGCGCTTGCCCTTTGGAGAATTCCGCTTCGCCACAAAACCGTAGGACGGCCTGATACCTATCCAGAACCGGCCCCGACAACCGAGCGCCGTTCCCTGCTGACTCCCAGAAAGCCTTTATTTCAGCACTGGCGGTAGGAGCAATAGGAGAAATGTAGCTCTCATGTCCATCGGCCACATCCTTTAACACCTCGTTAATGGCTGCTTCTAGGAACGCCACAGATGAAAGGATCGCACCCGTAACAAAGGCCCGCTGCTCCAAGTCGAATCGAGGAATGTCTTTTTGGCGAGCTTCGACTTCTATTGCTCGGACGACGAAGTACCGCGCCGCCCACAGGTGGTGAGAGGAAAAGTAAGATCGCATCAGAATGGTTGGATTCCCGAATGAGACGCTTATAGACATTACCTTTGAATGCTATCATTCGCCAACACTTCCGGAAGCATCAGGCTACGCGCCGGAATTGAATTGGCTTTTCTGATCGGAACGTGTCGTAAACGGCTTGGCGCAGCGCCACCGCATCTTTGGGGCTGACTGCGAACGCCTTTTCAATCAGATTGTTATAGTGCGCCTTCTGGTCGCCCATCGCGTCTACGAAGCCGATCGTTCCACGGTTCTGATTGACGGAGAGCACCTGCAGGCTCCGCAACGTGCGCCCGGTCCAGGTCCAGTTGCGAACGGGCGCGATCCCATGGGCTTGTTTGTACTCTGGGTAGCCCTTCTTGCCGCGCCGTCCTGGTCTCAGAGGCTTGGCTGATTGGTCGAGGGCGTTGAGGCCCGATCCGATGCGATCCCGGATCGATTTGGCGAGCACCTTGCCGATGCCAGCCATTTGCTCGGAGGAAAACGGACTCAGGGTGAAACGCGCTCTGGTTATTTTCACACCGTTATTTACCGTTTGAGCGCTTCACCTTAGCCCAGTCGATGCTGGCCGGTTTCTGCTTGGCCGACTCCATGTGTTCGGAGTGCAGCTTGTTGAGTTCCTGCTTGAGGATGTCCAACCCTTTGCCCATCGTGGCCGACACGTCGCCCCAGTCGATGTTGAATGTTTCGGCTGCTCGGTTGAGTTCATACACCTGTGGCAGCAACGCACCCGCGTCAGAGCGCATAAGTTCGTCTAGGCGTTTCACCGGGCAGTCGTCACATTGCACGGTGGTGGTGTCGGGCGATCCGCATGATGGGCAGTCCTGGTTGTACCGTCGGTGTCGTGCTCCGCAATCGTCGCAGATCATGAGCGGATCTTGCATCCTGACAGGGCAGCGCACCGCGCCGTCTGGACCGCCCGCGCACAGGGAGTCGCGTCGGAGTTGCCGGTTGATGAGGAACCGCAAGGTTGGCGGGTCCGGATAATCTTCCGGCTTTAGGCGTTTGGGTCCGTCGAGACGAACGGGTCAATCGACAGATGATTCTTGATGACTTCGCGCATCGCAAGCTCCCGATGCTGTGCTGGGATCTCGCAGCCCGTCGCGTAGCCTTCCTGACGCAGGAACAGGGCATCGAACAACGCCGCGCCCGTCTTGGTCTGCATTTCTTTGAAGGTTGGGAAGCGTAGGAAATGGCGAACCGTGCAGGTGGGCGTCGTGATCGTAACGGCCAGTTCCTCACCTATTGTTTCTGAATCCGCCGTCGCTTGAATGGCCCACCCGATGATGTGCTCGGCTTCATACTCGTCGAAGTCCTCCCCGTCTTGATCCAGCCGGATACCGTTGAACAGATCCAGGTACGGCATCTTGTCGGTGCTGGCCGGGTCCTTTTTGAGCAGCTTACGGAATTTCTCCTTTGTGGCGTCTAGCTCCTTATCGGTCGGACGCCGGATAACGGCGGTCTTCCGGGGATGCGGAATCTGAACCTTGAGACCTTGAATGGCTGAGCCGTCAGAAAGCGTGATTGTATTCAATTCGCCGTACAACATGTGATGGTTGGATGCTCCTTGCTGACGAGCAGAACTGCTCGTTCGTGAACTATGTAGCTGGATATGAAAAAGGGCCACACGCTGGTCGGCGATGTGGCCCGCAGTCTAAGGAGTTGTGAGTATTTAGATCGAGAGCACGCTGTCAATAAAGATGTTGGCAGCGGTCGAACCGGAATTGGTGATGTAGATGCTGGTCACGTCGTCGCTGAATGGGCAACGTGCGACTAAGTCGGTTGCCAGCGTCCAGATCAACACCTGACCGGCTGCAATCGCAATCGTGTCCTGTGGGCTGCTACCCGAGGCCGCGTTCGTATAGATCGTGATGGCTTGGTCGCTGGTGATGCTGAGGCTCTGAATGTCGGCCTGTACCCAAGTGATTACAACGTGATGGTTGGTGGTGGTGCCTGCGACCTGCACCGCTAGGTTGCGCTCCGTGTTGCCGCTCACTGTCTCGGAAAGCGTGCGGGCAGTGGAGCCTTGATTCTTGTAGGTGCGGACGACTGTGTGATTGATGGTGGTTGCCATTTGTGACCTCGTTACTGCGCGATTCCGGTGATGCTGCCCGCTTTGCCCGTGACAACCAAGGGGTTGCCCGTTCCGTCGCTGTCCTGGACGGCGCAGACGACCTTAACGGCGGCGATGCCATCGACCACGGTGTTGGTGACTGACTCAAACGTAACCTCGCCGAACGTGAAGGTAACGGTGTGGGTCGAATCGTAGGTGACCGTCAAGACTGCGGTTCCGCTGGTCAGGCCGACCAAGGAAGCGAACTCGGTGGAGCTATTCAGCAAGCGCACTGTGAACTCGAAGCTTGGCTGACGGACGCCGATTTCCATTCGGCCACGGACAGCCGCGCCGTTCTGAGTTCCGGAGCCGGGGAAGAAGCCAGCGTTCAAAAGCAGGTTGTTCTTCCAGCCGATCTGGGCGTTCAACAGGGTCTTGGCGGCAACGTAATCGGTGCCAAGAATCGTCAACGCGGCGCTGGCACCCGGCATGAAGTGTTGAGCCGTCAAACCTGGAAGGCTGACGGCGGAAGGACTGGTGTAATTGCCGGAGCCTACCCAATTCGCCGTAACCTTGGTGGATTGAAGACCCGGCCCGCTGTTGAGCGTGAAAACGACGTCCTCCATCGCGCAACCGACGTAAACGTTGTCAATCGCTTCCGATCCTCCCTCTGGCATCTGTTCACAAATGCTGAAGTACGGGAGTTCGAGCGTGGTTCCGTTTTGGATTGGCTTCAGGGTGTAAAGGCCGGTGGCTTCTGCTACGTGACCAAGCGCGTAGGCGAACGCCCACACGGTCATTTCGGCTGAACCGTACATCTCGATTCGGTTCTGCGGAGTCTGGCTTACGGGGAACACACCAGCGCTCGATACGAACTCGTTGCCCTTGCCGATCCACGTTGCATCGTTCTCGGTCGTGAAGTTTACTGAGGTAACGTCCTCGTTCGTCTTTTCAAACGTCAGGAAGGAGCCAGCCACGGTCGTAATGTCGGCCTGCTTTGCTTTACCGAGTCCCAATTTCAGGGCCTGAACACGGGTTGCCATAAGATGTGTTGTCCTCTCTGGGCCAGTAGCCCCGAAACCTTATTTAGCTATGGGTGTCACGCGGCATCTTGCCAGCGGAGGCCGTGCACGATGAGCCAGATGGTGGCATGGCAGACTCCGTATTGCACTGCTAATGCCCGCTGGGAACCTGCACCGGAAGCATAAAGCTCTCGAATTTCCTGAGCTTGTTGCTGTGTCAGAAACGATGCGTCCCTCGTGTTCTCGGTCTGCGTCATGTATTCAAGGTTGGCGAGCCTGTTGTCCGTTTTGATCCGGTTGCGGTGATTCACAGTCAAGTCGCTCGGACCATAGAAGGCCGACATGACGAGCCGATGAACGAAAGCATTGGTGCGAACTCCATCTCGCCCCAGGGAAACGTGCAGGTACCTTGAACCTGCCGGTTTGATGATCAGTTCAGGCAAGCGGGTGAAACCGCGCCCCCTCCTGACCACGCGCGACAGGCCCCGTATTCGCCCCTGGTCGCTTGCCTCATAAACGCCTTCAAAACCCGGTATCGCTTTCCACTGCTCTTGCATCGGCCATATGTATGGAGCAGGCCCGCACACCGCAACAGGTCACATCGAATCCCCGATCTCCGGAAACACGCATTCGACCTTGAAGAAGTCAGTCCTCGATTCATCCGTCATCCGGGTTATGGTGGGCGTGTCCATCAAGCTGACTTCGGGAATGACGGAGATTTGCCGGATGTTGAGCTGCGTGCTGTTGACTTCGCCGTTTACGACCATCCAGACCAAGTCTTCATAGCCCAACGGCGTTTGAATGGTCGCTTGATTCGGCGCTTTCAGGTAGATCGTGAGGAGGTGCTTCCAGATCGTCATTCCGTCGAAGTTGCCGCCCAGCGTGCCCTCGTAGACGACTAGGCAACTGGGCGCTGTCATCTCGTAAATGTCGGTCATGATCGGGACGACTTGGCCGTTGACGAAGCTGTGCGCCTTGATGTTCTGTGGCCCGTTCATAGCGGCCACAAACGGCGCGATGGTTTGCAGCGTCGAGATCACGGCGTTCACAACGAGGCTGGGTTTAAGCATTGGAACGCCTCAGGTGGAGCATCGCTCCGCCGTACACATCGACGTTCACTTTGTCCAAGTTGTAAAGCACTCCATCGAGCGTCAGCGTGTCGCCGATTTTCGGCACAGGAAGCATGTCGAAAGTCGAGACCCAGAAGTAAACGATGCTCGTGCCGGTCATTGAACCGGGAATGACTTGTTCTTCGAGTGGGGGAGGCGAGATGATGCCGTTGATGCGTTGTGGACCTGAGTAGTCTTGGGGAGTGAAAACAGCCGTGATGCCTTCCTGCTGAACGCCGAAGACGTTTAGGCAGGTGTCGTATGCATGCCGGATGAGATCATTGAAGGCCATTTTATCCGCATGGATTTACGAAGATCGTTCCACCCGATGCGTCCTGAATGGCGCTGATCTTGTCGGTAGGGTTGCAAGTCAAATAGATGACCGTCTTTGCTGGTAGGAAGAAATCGGTTGAAACGGCGGTTGGTGCCGAACCTACTCGAATGTGGCAATCGGTGGTAGCGCAGACCATGACAAGGGATGCACCGGTAACAGCCGTAAGTCCTGCCGTTCCGGTGTAACTGGCTGAAATTGTCGATCCCTGGATTTTTACCGAGGGCGTCACTTGTCTGAAATTTGCCATCTTGGTTAAGCGAAAGCGATAACGTCGAAGTGGTGCGAGTTGTCGCCCGCTGTGAACTTCACGTTGGTTCCGTCATGCGTCCCATACGTCAGGGTTCCGCCATCCGGAGATGAGATGATCACGTACGTTGGGGTGGTGCCGAGACCGTGTGCCACATTCTGAGCCGAACCTGTTCCAGCTACACTGTTCGCCGTGAACATCTTGATTTTGGCCTTCGTGATTTTGCCCGATCCCACAGCCGTAACACCGGTCTGGTTTACAGTCACGTCGCCTGACAAGGTTTGATAGGCGGTCGCCGCGCCAGTGTTGGCAATCAACACCTGTCCGTTTGTTCCCTGTGCGAGGTCAGCAAGCGCGATGCCCGTGGTTTCCGGTACGAACGACGGAGCCAGGACCTTTCTTTTGAATTTTTGTACGCCCATCTCTATTTCCTCTTGCCAGCCTGATGGCCAGTCTTGCTTTTCTTTGGCTTCGTCTCGCTCTCGACGGCAACGCCGATTTTGTTCTGCTCAAACAATTGCCTGATGCGCCGAGGCAGTACGTTTTCTACCGGGAACATTGCGCCGATGGGGAGCATCTCGCCGTTCCAAAGCAACGGGTGGTTCCGAACTTGCATCGCAGGAATGGCAAGACTGGCGATTGTGCGCCAGTCTTCCCGGTTTTTTGTTTCGGCGAGTCTCATGTTTAGGCAACGGCAGTAACGAAGTAGCCGCCCAAGGTGTTGTCCATGATCTGCATGTCATACGCTTGGTCAACTTCAATGCGGAGCGAATCGAGCCATTCCATCCGGAACGCCTTAACGCGGGTGCCCGCTGCGCCAGTTCCGAACAGGCCGGTCCAGTTGAAGGTATAGCCACTGGCCGGAACGTTCAGGCCGGGAGATGAGGGCGTGTAAGCCAGAAGCGCTGTCTTATCGCTCACGTAGCTGAACGTGGCGGTCTGACCTTCCGCAGCCGTGTTGTAAACAGCCTCGGTCACCACAACTTCGTCCAGGTCGAACAACGCAGCCAGCGCGTTCAGTGTGACCTGTGCGGGGCTGGCCGGAGTGCCCTGGTATTTAATAAGGTCCAGGATGTCCGGGTGATTGCGGAGGGCGTTGTAAACCGTCTTTCCGATCACCATCTTGTTCGGCATGAAACCACCGGAGTTCAGATGTACCTTTGTGGCAACGGCGCGAACGTCCTCAATCGGGGTGCTGGCTGGATCGTTCCACTGTACGAACTGGTTGGTGGAGGGGCTGGAGCCAACGCCGGTCCACTGGGTGTTCCAGATGCCGGAGGCTAAGAAGGTGCTCGTGAACGAGACCTCACGGTTGATAAGTGCTGCCTTGGTCAGGAGTTCTGAGGCGTTCATCTCCAGATTCAGAGCAGCGTCCGCGTTGGCGCGAATCTGATCCGGAATGTCGTGATGGATCGACCACACGCCGCAGCGATACGACTTGTTGGTATCCACGTTGTAGCCGATGCCTGCCGACTCAGTGCCGGGTGCACGCTTCAACATCGAGTTGCGTGCGAAATCGCCCTTGTTGATCGTGTAGATCAAGTCGGACGCCTGAGGCACCGGAACCAGCGGAAAGATCTTAGACGCCACGAAAGCATCGTTGCTTTGTGCGTACATGTTTGATACGAAGGTCAACGGGCTGTCGTAGTGGACTGCGTTTACTGTGGGATTCATTTGGTTCTATTCCTCGTGGTTCTCTTAGGCGTACAGTCCGTTGCTCTTGTAGAGCAGGACCGAGATGACATCGCCCGACGAACCGCTCATCAAAGCCTTTGCGATTGCTTGACCGCTTGCCTTGGTAACGAATGTGCCGCCCGTGTCGATTTCGAGCTGATCGCCAGCCGTGACGCTGCCCGAAAGCTTTGCCTTCGAGACTCCGTCAATCGCGACGTTGCCAGCCTGACCGCTCTTAGGTGCGTCCTGCAGGATGCCGTCCATATTTTTGGCGGCTGTAGCGGCGGCGATCTTGCTGCCCCCCGCCGTTGTGTCGAAAATGACAGCGGTGTACTGCAAAGCAGAAAGGTCGCTGGCTGCCGGAGCGCTGATTTTGTGTGAAACCTGTTCGTATGCCATGGTTGGGTGTTTCTCCGTTTAGGCCAACTTCTGGCCGTACTTTGCTTCAAGCTCTGCAACGTACTTGCGCTTGGTAGAAGGCAGCGCCATCGCTTCGAGCTTGCTGTCCACGTAGTTCACGTACGCTGACGGGTTCTTTCGCAAGAGAGCCTTGAAGTTCTCAAGAACTTTCTTTGGGTTGTCGGCGCTTGCGAGCGCCTGCTCCTGGAGAGCATCAACGGTGGTGGTTGCGGTGTTGATCGTGGTGTTCACTTTGGTTTTGTTGCTCCGTGTGGAACGCTCTGTGGCCAGTGCGTCAATTACCTGTTGGGTCGAGAAGCCGTTGGTGATGAAGTCGGAAGCGGTGGAGAGATCGGCACCGGCCAGTTTGCAGAGATTGAGAATCTGCTTAACGTCGGTGGCTTCGGGCTTCTTTTCGTCTTCGTCGTCCTCGTCGTCGTTGTCCGGATCGGCGTCCGGAGTGGCGCATTGTTCCGGATTCTCCATTTCGTCCTCGGCCTCGATTGCTGCTACGAGCGGTGTCTCTTCCGAGGTCGCGGTGGTGGTTGCTTTCTTCTTCATGGATGCCTCTTGATTGGTAGAGCTATTTATAAAAGCCGCTTGCGGTGTCGCCGCGACTAGGGCCGTCAGTGCGGCGAGCGCATCATCGAACGTGCCGACCTGATCGGCGAGCAGCGGAATGGCGTTCTCGGCAAAGAAACAACCGGCCTCTGTATCGATCACGGATTGAGCGCCGACGCCACGGTTGCGGGCCACGAGTTCAACGAACATCTGGTATTCCCGCTGGACCTCGGCCTGCAAATCGCTGGTGGCCTGCTCGGTCAACGGCTCATGCGGGTTGCCTTGCGTCTTCTTGGCACCAGCCTTGATGTAGGTGAACTTAAGACCGGCCTTCTGGTCGGCGGCTGACTGATCCACGTGGGAACAAAACACACCCACCGAACCAACGCCCGCAGTGCGGGTGATGAAGATCCTGTCGGCGCAACTTGCCAACGCGTAGGCGGCGCTAAACGCTGAATCGTTGCTTACCGCATAGCTGGGCTTCTTGGATTTGGCGGAGTAGAAGGAGTCCGCTAGGTCGAATAGCCCGCTGACTTCACCGCCAGGGCTGTCAATGTCGAGCAGGATGCCCTTTACTGAGGGCGAACTCATGCACTCCTGGAGCACCATGCCCAGCGATTCATAGCTGGTGCAGCCGCTCATTGCCATCAATCCGCTGGCTTTCTTGAGCAGCGTTCCTTGAATGGGAATGACGGCGATTCCGTCCGGAGTCATGCTGTAGCTCTTCTGTTGAGCCGCCTGCGTCTGGATCGCGGCTTCAATAGCGGAGCCGTGCAGATCCAGCCCAAGACGCGGACCGATAGCCTGCACGATCACTTCGAACTTGGATTCCAGGATCGCGAGCGGCGTGTCGAACAGGCGCGTCTGTAGATGGATGAAATTCACTAGGGGTATTTAGTTGGAAACGTCTTCCTCGGACTCTTGGCTGCTGTTCGAGTCCGGCTCCACGTTGGTCGGAGTGAGCGGTTGAGTCTCACGCCCGATCAGGACCTTGTTGGGGTCGGAGTCGTAAATGATCCCCAACTCAGCCGCACGCTTCCGCTCTTCGGCCTGCTGCGCGTCGATGATTTCGGGATCGAAGCCCTGCTCACGCACGACTTGCGTGCGGGAGATGAAGCCAGCCCGCACCGCCGTCTGGTAGGCATCTACCTCGTCTTTCGGATTGACCCAGTTCCAGCCGGGTGCAACCCACTTCGCGGCCTCGTACGGAGCCGGGTCCACGAAGTAGTCCTCCGGCAGAACCAGCGAGCCATTAAGTACGGATTCCTTCATCCAGCGCTTTTTGATCGGCTCAAGCATCTGGTGAACGATGATGTTGGCTTGGTATTGCTCGACCGCGCGGCGGAATTCCAGAACCCCAGCACGGATCGAACTGAAATTCACTTTCGAGAAATCGTTGGTCAGTTGCTCGTAGGTCACGCCCACGGCAGCCGCGAACAAGTGGAGCTGCTGCGACATGAACGAGCTGAAATCGCCAGACTCGGGCGGCTCCGAAAACTTCACGTCCTCACCGGGCAGCAGGTATTGAGCGGTTCCGGGTTGAATCAGAGATTCTTCTTTGCCGCTCATCATCGGATCGCTTGACGGCGTGATCGTGTTGTCGGGCGGTAAAACTTGGTCGTCCAGCGTGAGCTTCGTGATGAAGACGGCAAAGCACGCCGCCATTTCCTTGCGGAGGCGTTCTGCTTCGCAATACTTCTCAATCTGCTGAAGCAGGATCAGGCTGGATGACATGTGGCCACCAACGGGGCGAAGCTGTCCCGCCCTGGTGCGCCGCATGACATGCAACATCTCGTCAGCCGGAACAAAGATGTACTGGCCGACGCCTTCGGTCACCACAACGGTGTCGTACGGATTTACAGCCCAGAGGTCGTAACCAAGTCGCCGGTCTTCCTGATCGAAGACGATGCCCATCTTGATGACGTGACCGTCGCTCGTCATGGCGATGTTGCGGAACTCGTTAAGCTGTTCTGACTCGATTAACTGGATCGTGAACCCACCATCGCGGCGGGTATGGAAGCGAACAAACACTTCACCGGCTGCGAACAGTTCCATTGCGGCCAGCGTTTGCAGGCCGTAGAACGAGTCGATGCCGTCGTAGTCAGCGGTCTGAATCCACGAGTCCCACGCCGCTTGAATGGTCTTGCGGGTGTTGGGGTCCGGATGTAGAAAGTGCGGAACGATGCCGGAGCCGATAACGTTGCTGGTCCACTTCAAGAAGGCCGACTCCGCAATCACTGAATCGCGGATCGCATCACGTGAGCGGCGGCGAATCGTCTGGAGATTGACCTCGGCGAGCGTATTCGGTCCGAGGGGCGAGGCGTTCCAGGTCTTCGTCTGGCGGTTGTAGCCGCCAGCGCTGTAGCCGTTCGGAGATCCGAGCGCACCGGTTTTGAAGGGTGCGGACTCATCAGCGTTTGGACGCAATACGAACGCAGATTTGATTTTGTCGAGGAGTCCCATTTAGCTGTACAGCAGTGCTTGCCGAATGCGAGCAGTACCGTTCTGTGAATCGAGGTAGGTCTGGATCGTCTGCCGCGCCTTCAACAGATCCGAGGTGGAGTTATAACGAACGGTGCGGTCGCTGTAACGGACTTCCAACACGCCTGCCGCAATCGCATGGTTGATCGTTTTGAGATCGCGCCGCGTAAACTCAGGACGGCCGTCTACTAATTCGTCTTCCGCTAAATGGTCTTGCCAATCCATGAGTGCGCCTCATGGGTATTTAGGAGAGCGAGAAACCAGCTAGGCGGCGCGGGCGTTGGGGCGGCGGCGGTACCTTTAGGGCTGGCGCGGCGTCTGGCTCCGAATCGTCCTGATCCGGCTGAACGATCGGCTTCAAGCGTCGTTCAAGCTCCGCCCATTGGTGCTCTTTGAAGCGGTCGATTCCCACCATGCTGGCCGCTGCTCTGCAGTACACAGCCAAATCCAACGGTTCGTTGCGTGGATTGATCTTCTGCCAAACAACCTCGGAGTTGTTCCGGACGACACGACGCTCAGAGCACAGACCCTCAAAATAGGTCCGCTCCACCTTTGGGAAGTGCCAACAGTTGGCGACGGGCTTTCCGTCCGGATCGGGCTTAACGTATCGGAGGTTGTCGAAAATCTCGGTCTTACAGCGCGGCGTACCGATGCTGACAATCCGGACGCCTTGCCGCTTTCTGGCGGCGTCCTCCTTCGAGATCAACGAAATGACTTTGAGCGGGTCGTCATTACCTTTGACGGGGACGACGGAGCGGTGACTAGGCACGGATAGACCGCCTGCCGCGTTATAGAGCGGTTGAGGATGACGCAAAGCAAAGCTGTAAACAGGCTGTGGCCGCATGCCGGTGTCGATGGCCATCAACCAAACCGGCATCAGGGCACCGGAGGCGTGCTGATAGTCACGTTGAAGGACACGCCGGTCAAGCTCTTTCCAGAGTTCCGGAGCCGTCACCGGCAACAGCGTCCGCGCCCTATCGTCGGCGTGGGCCTGTATGACTTGGTAGTCGATCAGCCAGCATTCTTTCTCACGACCGTAAGCCATCACGGAGGCTTCGAGACGCGGCGGGTTTTCTTGCACGTCCACGGAGGCCACCAGGAACAAGCCGCGTTCTGGCACCACGGCGTCCTCGCCCCACCCGTACTCTTCCCGACGCGCGTAAAGGCGTTGATCGTCCGGAACGGAGCCGTCCTCTTTCCAAAGTTCAGCGAGACGTTCCGTGATGAAGACTTTTAAAGTCTCCTTGTTCCGCTTGGCGATTAAGAAGTCTGAGGCCAGATCTTCCAGCGAGTTCCACGGGCTATACAGGTGGGAGATCCAGAAGCCAGCGTGACCTTTGAAGGGCTTGTCGGCTCTCCATTCCACAAGCTCACAAGCTTTCCGGCGTTCAAGATCGTTCCAGAAGCCTTCGCAATGGAGGCATTGATAGTAGGTCGGACCCGGCACCGCATCGCCGGAACCACGGAGTGCAGGAGGCAATTTCTCGCCCCACTTCACGGAATCAAACTTTAGAATCTGGTGCTGGCCGCAATGTGGGCATGGCACCCACGGCTTGCGTTGGTCGGAGCCATCATACGCAAGAGCGATCCTGGATTCACCCTCGTTGGTGGGCGAGCAGACCTGCACGATCTTGCGGAGCGACCCGAAGTTGGTAGTGCGGCCTTTCGCAAGCGAGATTGGATCACCGGCGTTACCGGCTGAGACCTCGTATTTGTCGGTCTCATCGCATAACAGATAGCGGATCGTGCGGCCAGCTAAGTTACCGGGCACCAGGGCTGAGACAGCCGTAAAGTTCCCCCCTGGAAAGTCCATCGAGAGGATTGTGTTGTCACGCTTAACGTCCTTCCGGATGATCTGGCGCAGCAACGGGCTGGCCTCGATCATGGGTTTTAGGCGCTTCTTCGAGAACGCCATGGCGTCCTGCTCTTTTGGCTCCACGAGCAGCACCGGGCCAGGGTCTTCCGCGATAGCGTACGCCAGGGCAGCTTGAATGAAAAGCGTCTTGACAAGCTGAATCGCCACGCAGCAAGTAATCTCGGTCGTGCGTGGGTCCGTGAAGGCGTCGAAGATTTCACGCTGCCAGCCGTACAGACGGAGCAACCCGTTGCGGGTCGCAAAATCGGTCGTGAGATGGAAGTGCTGCTCAACCCACTGGCTGAGCGGTAGACGTGCGGGCGGTGTCCAAAGGCTAGACCACTGGCCGGACAGGGTATCAATTGAAAGCATGCACGGCTATTTAATGAGCCGATGAGTTTTTCAGGCTTAGCAGAGCAAGCTTTTTAGTCCCATAAATGAGGCACCTTTAATCCCGCGTCTACCTTATCGCAAAACTCCTCGAGTTTGTTAGGATTCCATCGGGCCTCTTTGGTCTCAAATGCATAATGTTTCCTCAAGGTCACAAGTGCAGGTCGCGTCACTCCGAGATCGCGCTTAGGCTTCAAAATATCTCGACGCAGGTGCCACGCGATTAGGTCGCTCACTTGGAGTGGCACCACTTCCAAGTCGTCATAAAACGATATCGACCCCATTGTGGAGGAAATATACGAATCCACGGTCTCTCCAACGTGGTGATACTGTTTGGACATTTCCGCTTGCTGAGCCTGCAGATCAAAGGCATAAGCGACCGCTCGGGTGGCCCTTGTTGGAACGCCAGACACCTTTGCAATCTCAAGTAGATATTCACGAGCAATCAAGCTCACGACGCCGTGCACGCAGAAGTAATAAGGATGATTGTAGACCGAGCGGACAGCACCGGTGACGCTGTTTTCAAACTCACTCCAACGGATGGAGGAGCTGAACTCCCGCAGCTTCACGGCCTGGGATGCCACAACACCAACGAGACGTTCTAACTTCTCGTCTGCCATTAGGCGATCCCATCCTTTAAACTCCCCGACGAGTTTTTCACATTCAAAAGCTTTGAAATAGTGGATTTGCGGATCCTCGGCCAAGGCACGTCTCCACGGGATCTCGATATCGTAGAACCACGTCGATTGCGTGGCAAGATAACCTCCAACGAGGCAAACGCCGTCCCTTGGACTTGACCCGCTATCGTCTCCATAGAACACGAGCATGCGATTTCCAGTGTCTAGTATCGCATTCTTAATTCGGTTTGAATTCAGCCAGCCTCTGCAGGACCCGGTCAACCTCTTGACTGATAAGCCGGTCGATCTCTGCCGGGTCTTGCTCGATGCACAGCCGGTCTCGAAGCTCCGGAGCTATGCGGAGCAGGATGTTACGAGCTTCGATAATCATTCCGGCAACCCAAGCGTTGACCTCAGCCACAGGAACCAAGTCACCGGATTTGACCTGATATTCCAACTCGCGCAGATTCTTGAGGGCGATCTCCTTCAGGCGCTGAGCCTCGATGTAAGAGATGTCACCGTCAGGAGCGGCCTTTTCAGACGCCCTTTTCTGGCTCCGCTGGCTCATCTGGTGCCGCCACTGTTGGGCTTCTTCGATGATCTGCTCTGGCGACTTACCCTGCTTCAATTTCCTGGAGGCGGTGCCGACATTGATGTCGGCCTGCATCGCGAGTTCAGAAACGGTTAGTTGTTGTGAGGTTTCGACCATGTAAGGAGGCTGTTTGTGCGCCGTAAGACCAACCGCGAGCGCGGGGTTTGCGGAGAGGACCCTGGAGATCGTTGCTGGAATACTTAGCTGCTCTCGCTCTTCGGATTTCCAAATACCCCTTTGCATGAACGGGACGACGGTCTAAAATGGGGCGAGTGCCGCTATATCACAGACAGCCGCTTTGGGTCGTTAAAACCGCATCCGGTACGCTCAGCCATTTTGCGGAGTCCAACAAAGCCGAGGATGGTCCAGTTGGTTCGACGTTGTGCGGGTGCTCTACGCAACCTTCGAGCCAGCCAGTGAAGGCCGCGCCCGGTAAGCGGGTCGGCTGCAAGCGATGCGCAAAGGTCGCACGGATAAAGGTCGGAGATCGCGCCTTCGACGTTTTGCCATAGGCCAGATTTCGAGCAAGGAGGGTTTAGCAAGATGTACGTTTCAACTCGTTCACACAACGGTATGCCTGTTATGAAGCCGGGGCCAATGCAGCAGCCTCGGGTCATCGTGGTTCCACGTGCTCTTCCAGTTCAAAACGCCCAGCCTCCCAGCCTGCTCAGTCTGTTCTTTGAGGAATTTGTCAAAACGGTGGCACAAGAAGCTGCGAAGGAGGTGGTGCGGCAAGCGTTCACATCCTCGGCACCTCGGCGGTACAAGCGCAAGCGTTCGGCCTGCTGACGAGCAAGTTAGAGCTACATACTTCATGTGGCTCTCACGATCATTCACCAAAAGGTCAGTCACAAGCCTGACCGCGCAGACAGCTCTGTAATCCGGCCTTCCGACTGGAACGCTCCGCACGCCGTTCAAGGCACCCTCGGCCCAGACCAACTCGATGGCGACTACGAGTGGACCGGCAACCATACTTTTGGAGCGGACCTTGACGTTCTGGGCGACCTGAATTTCATTGGCCAGATCCTGAACAACGGCGTACCGTTCTCAGGCAGTGGCGGCGCTTACGCGGTTCCCAACACACCCGATCCATCTTCACCGGTCTTCGACTGTCAGCGGGGCGACGTTCAACTATTCACCACGAACGGCGACATCACAAACCCGTCCTTCGTGAACATGACGGTTGGCCAAAGGGTTACCGTTATCATTACGGTCGATCCCGATGGCCCACGGTCGGTTACATGGCCAGATAACGTCTCGGGCGGTATGGAGCTTGGAACGCTGGCCGGTAAACGGAACGTTCAGACATTCGTCTCTCCTGACGGCCTGTCGCTGATCGCGGACACATACGGAGTACAAGACCTTGACTAAGAAACTTCTCACCCTGGGGCTGCTCATCACGAGCGCTGTGTTCAGCCAGACCACCATCAACGGCAACCGTGCCACCGTTTCCAACGTTCCTGAATCCGCCGTCACCAACTTGACCACGGATCTGTCTGCCAAGCAAAGCATTGCTCAGAAAGGGCAATCGAACGGCTACGCCTCGCTCGACGGTTCCGGCAAACTGCCCTCCGGCCAAATGCCCGCGCCCACGGTCTCAACGCTTGGTGGAATCATGACGAGTCCGGCGACGCTTCATAGCTTTCTGACTGCCATCAACGCAGACGGATCAATCACGAAGCAGCAGCCAGCTTGCGGTGATCTTTCTAACGCTGCCAGTTCGTGCTCGACCGACACCACAAACGCATCGAACATTTCGAACGGAACGCTTCCGGCTGGCCGTCTTCCCAATCCAGGACCATCTTCGTTGGGCGGCGTCAAGTCCTTCTCTCAGGTCACACACCAGTTTTTGATGCAAATTGCGACAGATGGCACGGTCTCGGCGGCGCAACCTGTAGCAGGCGACGTGGCCTTCACGAATCCCGGCACAGGAGCCGCTGCCACGACACTCGACGCGCGGGCGCGTGACACCGTCAACGCCAAAACCGATTTCGGAGCCGACAGCACAGGCGTATCGGATGCTTCCACAGCGCTTACGAATGCTCTGTCAGCCGTTATCGCATCAGGCAAGAAAGCCCTGTACATCCCAGCCGGAACCTATTCGATCACCGGCACCACCGGAACGATACTGAATCTGACTTCTTCATCGAACGGTCTGTGCGTCTACGGCGACGGACCCGGAGTCACGATTCTTCAGTACGCCGCTAACGTCACCCTAACGGGCGCAACCACTGTGTTCCAGGTCAACGGCACGAACCAGTGTATTCACGATCTGAGCATCCTGAACGGTTCCGGCATGTCCGGATCGTTTGACTGGACCGGGATAGCGATCAACAACGGCGCTTTCAGCCCGCACCTCTACAACATTGAGATCTCGGGCATCTATGGCAACAACCTCACGTCGGGCGGTTCCGGGATCTCGACTTTTCAGCCGTACACACAGACGATGGTCAACACAACCGTGGGCGGGTCCGTTTCAACTGGCTCCCAAACCGTCACACCGGGCAACATGGGGTTCATCTATGTCGGCCAGCGGCTTTTGATTGGGGGAACGTCCGAGGCTGTCACGGTGACCGCGAAGACCGCCGCCACCTTCACGGCGACGTTCGCGAACGCTCATTCCAGCTCCGACACCGTCACTTCGAACAGCCAGGGCTACCAAGGCGCGATCATCGAGAACTGCTACATCCATGATTCCTTCAAGGCCACGGCAATCGTACTGAACAGCTCTAGCAACGTGGTCCGAGGCTGCCGCATCATCAACGTCGGCTCATCAACCACCCAGCACGGCATCTACGACCAGGGCGCAGGCAACCGAGTTGAAAGCAATTACATCGAGGGTGTCTTCGGATACGGCATCCATGGCCACAAGGCCGTCCCGCAGGAAGATTCGAGCGGAGCCGTCTATGACAGCAACGTCATTGTGAACTACAACACGGCGTGCATCATCCTCGACTCGATCAATTCTGACGGCGTAAACCCCGAGGTCCCGAACGGCACGCCCCTGAATCGATATGGAACCATCACCAAGAACACGTGCCGTCAACGCGTGAACTCCGGCGCAAGCCTTGTGGGTGGCATCGTGTTTCAGGCTCCTGCCGTGGTGGAAGGTAACCTCTTAGAGGATGCGTGCGGCAATACATCCAGCTGCATTTGGCTGTCCGGCACCTCGGGCGGCACAGGTGCAACGTGCGCGATAAGCAACAACTTCGTCAGCGTCTTGAATGCCAACTCCGGAAAGAATCAAACTGCAATCTCACTCAGCCAAAGCTTTTGCGAATCGAATCACAACAGCATCTCGAACTGGAACCAGGGAACTGGGGCCATCAAGCTGAACGCCACCAATGTGGCCTCGCACGGCGACGCCGTCAACGGATCGCAGACGGTAGCGAGCCGGTGTCTAGCGATCAACGCAAACCTCGATGAAGTGAGCGGGCTGCATTGCACGTCTGATTCAATCGGGATCTATGCGACCCAAGCCGTCACGGGCGTCAGGATTCATGACTGCGTGATCACGATGGTTTCTTCGAGCTTGAAAGCCCTCGACGCCTCCACCATGCAGGGCGTGATCTCGGACGTGCAGATCCCGACCGGCATCCTGACCTACGGCACCACCGACCCGTCAAAAAACCTCACGATCCGTAACATCGACGGACAGGTGAAATGGAACAATACCTCAACTGCGGGAACGGCGGTTCCAGCTATGGGCCGGTTGTTGGACTTTCCGGCGTCAACGAACGTGATCACGCAAGGCCTTGGAGTAAAGCTCGATGGTACCGGTAACGTCGCCAACAATGGCACCAGCGATACGACGTTTATCGGTTGGGCGTTGTCGGGCAAGACCTCGACATCAGGCAACCTCTACATTGCCGGTTCAAGGGATACTGAGGTACAAGGTTGGGCAACGGATGGCGCGTGGACGGCGGGCGACTTCGGGATCTTATCGAGCACGTCAGGTGGCAAGTTGCACGACGCCGGAACCACCACACCCAGCAGCGGCAGCTATGTCTTGTTCCTGGACACAGGCGCGTCAGCGGGCAACGCTCGTGTGCTGGTCATGAAGACGTACTGAAGGTCACCTATTTTGATGGCGAGGAACTGTTCGGGCTTCAGCGCAATCTGCATATCGTCAACATAGCGGGAACTCTCTGAACAACTGCGTGAGGACCTTCCTTGCCTCTTGGGTTTTTATCCACGCAGCCTTGTCATCAGAATCGACAAGGACGCGATTACCCAGTATTGGCTTAACCATCTTCTCTTCGAAGTCGGCAAAACCGCTATTCTCGCACGTAAGGCGAAATTGCTCCAATGGGCAGCTAGATTGCTGCCAGATCCACTTTAGAGCGAGCCGCTGCCTCCAATCCTGCGGAAACGCATTTCGAAGAAGTTGGTAGGTGTTCGGATCGATATCCTTGGCCGGGTCTTCGACAACCGGAATGCGGGCCTGCAGGTCCTGGACCTTGGCTGAAAGCTTCTCGTTCGAGTCGCGTTCTGCCTGAAGGTCTCGAGACATTTTCTGGGCCGTGGCCGCCTGTTCTTGTGCAGTGTGCCTGCAATTCAGTAACTCAATTCGATGGGTTTCGACATCGCTTGAGCGTCGCTCTATTTCTCGTAGGAGTTCCCGTGTGCGGTCTTCTTGGCAGGGAATAGTCAGCCATTCATCGTGGGTCGCAGTAGCCCGTGAATGATAGACGAACTCGACTTCTAGTGTTTTGGGGTCGCCGGTGCCGCCATGCAGTTTACAAACGTCGCCGAGAACATTGTCATGAGCATGAACTTTAAGATAGCCGCCAGCCACCTTTCCTTGGAGTGCTCTCGTCACGTCTTGCTCGGTCCCGCGAACCGTGCAATACCAGCGTGCTGATTTGATCGTCAATCCCATTAGCGGAAGTGGCGTGCCATCCGCCGCTTGAAGTGGAACTACGCTGCGAAATAGCTTCCAGTAAACAGTAGCAACCGGCGCAAACTGCCCCGCGAAGACTAAAACGCATACGATCAACGCGGCGATTAGAACAGGAACTACTCGTGGATCTCGTAAGATCCAGCCGTAAGGAAGGGTCGGGTCAGTCTGCGCCTTGGCGATAATGATTCCGATGAATACGCTAAGCAGGACAGACCCGGCCGTACGGAGCGCTTTTGCCATGCGAACAGCCTAACATCCGTGCACCCGTTCCGCTATTCCAGGGTCCTTCCCTACCCACCCCCGCAAGCGGTTGGCACTACGGCGCATTCTATAGAGCCTCGGGTATTCGAAAGGTATTTGCCTACATAGTTGGGTGAAACCAAAGATTTGCGTAGACGGCATGTCGGCGCTCGACATTGCCCTACAAGCCCACTGTTCGACGACCCTAGTCCGGAAGAAGCTCAAGGCCAGTAAGACACCCCAACAAATCATCGACGAGGGTCAAGCGTGGCTGGCCGGTGAAGAAGCGCGTCGGAAGAAGCGCGAATCAAACCCGGCGCTCGAAGGCGAAGCCCTGGAATCCTTCCATGCTGCTCAGACCAGAAAAGAACGGGCGCTAGCCGATCTCCGTGAGTTGGAGCACCGGACCAAGCTGGGCCAGCTCGCCGACGTCAACGAAATCAACCTGTGGGTGTCCGGAATGTTGATCCGGTTCCGCGACATCCTGCTCAGGATTCCGACCGAACTCTCCGAACGGCTGGCAGCCGAGACCGACCAGGGCAACGTGCGTCGTCTGCTCGACGACGAGATCAGGAGGGCACTAGCGGAGCTTCAAGAGTTCCATGTCTAACGATCTAAAGAAGCAGTTCAGAGAGTGGCTGCGGTTGCTCAGCCCACCTGAGCGCCTGCCATTAGATCAGTGGGCGGAGAAGCACTTCTACCTGTCCTCCGAATACGCGCCCCGAACCGGCCCGATTCGCCTCTACAACTTCCAACGGGAAGTCTTCAACGCTTTCACGGACGAGAACACGCAAGAAATCGTGCTGATGTCCTCAACCCAAATGGTCAAGACCCTCACGATGCAGGCCGCGCTTGCCTATATCATCGCGTGCGTTCCGGGTCCGGTCCTAATGCTTTTTGAGAAGGATCGCGACGGGGCCGAGTTCTCGACGAAGCGGCTGGCTCCGATGCTGCGCGACAGCCCGATTCTGACTGGCAAGGTCCTCGAGACCTCCCACGGTCCTGGAGCCAAGAAAGCCACCAACACAATCCTCAGCAAGACCTTCCCGAACGGCTCGCTATCGCTGACCGGCACCCAGGTCGGCGGCAACCTCGCCTCGAAAACGATTCAGTACCTCTTGATGGACGAGATCGATCGATATGCCGCCGACGTCGACCGAGAGGGCGATCCTATCGAACTCGCCATGAACCGGGTCATGCAGTTTAAGCCTCGGCACAAGGTCATCATGGCCTGCTCGCCCACGCTCGAACACAGCTCCAAGATCCTCCGCCAATACAACCAGACCGACATGCGCCAGTACTGGGTTCCGTGCCACACATGCGGGGAGTCCCAGGTGCTCGACTTTTGGACCGGCGTGAAGTTCGACAAGTTCGATCAGCACGGCGTGAAGCTCACGAACCTGGAGCGGGCCAAGTCAGCCCGATATGAGTGCATCCACTGCCACGCCAGATGGACCGACTTGCAACGGATCAACGCTTGCGAGAAAGGCGTTTGGAAGGCCCGTAGACCCTTCGCCGGTAAAGCCGGATTCCACATCTCACACCTCTACTCACCCAAGAAGAGCATCCAGGAAATCGTCGCTCACTATCTCAGGGTCAGGAAGGATCGCACCAAGCACAAGACCTTCATCAACACGGTTCTCGCTGAGCCTTGGATCGAGTTAGGTGTGACCCCCGATGAGGAGCTTCTCTACAAGCGCCGCGAAAGCTATCCGTTCGGTGAGAACGCCGTCGTGCCACAGCGCGGCTTATTCCTGACCGCCGCTGTGGACGTTCAGGAATCACCACCACGCCTAGAAGTCGAGGTTAGAGCTTGGGGACGTGACCGGGAGTCGTGGAGCGTTGACTATCAGATCATCCAAGCGTTCTCGACAGACGCCCACCGCACGCCTCTCCCGGTGAACTCTCCCGAAGTCTGGGCCGAACTCGACAGGCGAGTCCTACAGCGCGAATACCGGCATGAGTCCGGAAACACACTCTCGATTTGGGCCATCGGGATCGACACTGGCATGAATCCTCAGCCGGTCTACAACTTTGCCCTGACGCATCCACAACCGGCCTACAACATCGCCGGGGGCGTTTCGATCCATTCACAGAAAACGGTCGTGCCCGTGAAGGGTGGCAACGATGAGAACAAGATCATTCATTCGGTGACCAACGAATCGGCGGCACGGCGAAAGCAGGGCGTCCGAATCGTCCACGTCGGCACGCAGTGCATCAAGGCGGAACTGTTCGACAACCTCAGATACTCCAAGTCAGCCAGCGAGCCGACTCCGAACCGTATTCACTTTCCCCGTTACGATATGCAGTACTTTCTGGGGCTATGCAGTGAGCGGCGCGTCATTACCGAGAAGGGTCTCGCGGTCTGGCAGAAGCGCTTTGAACGCAACGAGCCTCTTGACCTAGCGGTCTACAACCGCGCCATGTACGCTCTCTGCGCCGACAGGTTCAAAGAGCACCACTGGAAGGCCCTGGAAGAGGCACTCGCGCCGCGTTGCGTTGTTGAGCAAGAGCCTGAAATCCCAAGACCCTTGCAGGTTATTCGAGCGCCGCGCAAAGTCGCGCCAGCGTGGATGAATCGCTAGAGACGCGGCCAACCTAAATAGCCATGCACACATGGCTGACAACTGGATTCAAGATGACTTGGTCGTCGACACGCCCGACTTCACGGCGGCTGATTTAACGGCCATCAATAAGGCGATTGCGCTAGGCGCTCTCGAAGTCCGCTTCGCAGATCGCACCATCCGCTACGCCTCCATCACGGACCTGTTGACCGCTCGTCAAGTCATCAAGTCCTATCTGGATGCCCAGAATGCAACCGTCCGCACTCGCCAGACGCGGCTCTACACAGAAGGCGGTTGGTAGCGATGGGCCTGTTCACGTTCCTTCGCAGGGCGTTTCTGGTTGAACCACCGAAAGCCAAAGCCTCCACTGCAACCGGCTACGACGCCGGTGGCCACGGCAGGCGGGCATTCGGCTGGAATGCTTCACCACTCGGCCCGAACACACTTCTCGCCAACAACCTGCCAACGCTCACGCGGCGTTCCAGGGACGCCGTGCGCAACTCGGCCATAGCGAGAAGCGCCATCGACAAATTCGAGTCGAACGTTATCGGGTCCGGTATCGCTCCTCATTTTCTGCATCCGGATGAGCAGATCAGAACCGCCATTCAAACCGCTTGGGACAGGTGGGTCAAGACCGCCGACTACAACGGGCAACTCAACTTTTATGGCCTGCAAGCGCTGCTGGCCCGTGAACTCTTCGAAGCGGGGGAGTGCTTTGTCAGATTCCACGTTGACCGGGACGGCTCCTTCTCGATCCAGTTGATTGAGTCCGAACAACTGCCCATTTACAAGATTCAGCAGGCCACGCAGGAAGGCCGGAAGAATGTCGTCAAGTTCGGGATCGTCTTTGATGAGAACGACCGGCGCATCGGCTATGAGATGTACAAAGGCCAGCCCTTCGACACGATAGCCGGAAGCTATGATGCCACGACCTTGATGTTCGTCCCGGCTGACGAGATGTTGCACGTCATGCGACCGACGCGGGCGGGCCAGCTCCGAGGCGAGCCTCATATGGTCTCGGTTCTCACGCTACTCAAGCAGATCGACGACTACTCGGACTCCGAGCGTGAACGCAAGAAGGTTGCGTCCATGTTTGCAGGCTTCATCACCCGGCTGACCACGGACGACGCGATCCTGCCGATGGCTCCCGTCAGTCCGTCCGATCCTAACCCCGATCCCGGAACCGATCTCGCCAAGATGGAACCCGGCTCATTTCAATACCTGATGCCGGGTGAGAACATCACCTTCCCTACGTTGCCGGAGAGCAAGGGTTATGCGGAGTTCATGTACCAGGAGCTTCACAAGTTCGCAGCCGGTGTAGGGCTGACGTACGAGCAGCTAACCGGAGACCTCAGGGGTGTGAACTACTCCAGTATCCGCGCGGGTGTTCTGGAGTTCCGCCGCGCGTGTGAGCAGTACCAAGCCAACGTCATCATCCATCAGATGGCCGAGCCGGTCATGAAGCGGTGGCTCCGTGAGTCCGTGCTGACTGGCGCTCTCGAATTACCAGACGACTACTTCAACGATCCGACGCCGTACGAGATGGCCACATGGGTTCCTCCGTCCTGGAACTGGATCGACCCGGCGAAAGAAATGGCCGCTTATCAAATGGCGGTGCGCTCGGGTTTCACATCACGCACGCAGGTTGTGCGTGAACAGGGTTTCGATCCAGAAATCATCGACGCACAGCAGGCACAAGAGAGACAGCGTGCGGAATCGCTGGGAATCATCTATGATTCCGACCCGAATAAAGTCCTCATTGGCCGTGAGAGTCAGCCCCTGACCGAAGAGCCAGTTGAAACGGATTCCGACACGGACGCAGACGCCACCGAAGGCGACGACGAATAAATAGCGGCAATGAATTACGTGCATTTGCATGGCCGTATCTTCGATACGCCGCTTGCTATCCAGCCCTCCAAGTTGGAGGTGATTCTACAGGCCATCGGGCCGCGCCTCGGATTGGTTGGGCTGGAAGCGTTCCCTACAGAGGCCGCGAAAACCCAGGCATCAGCCGCTCCCAAGGCTTACAGCGTTACGCGCGACGGTATCGCAGTGATTCCCGTGCAAGGCACGATCATGAAGAAGACCTCCGGTCTGATGGCGATGAGTGGCTGCACCTCATACGAGGCGTTGGCGAACCAGCTAGACGAATGCATGAGCAACCCAGCCATCAAAGGCGTCTTGCTCGACATCGACAGCCCTGGCGGAGAAGTCAGCGGCCTGTTCGATCTTGCCGACAAGATCTACAACGCCGCTGAGACTGGCAAGCCGATCTTCGCAGTCTCGAACGACGCCGCATTTAGCGCGGCCTATGCCATCGCGTCGTGTGCCGAGAAAATCTTTCTGACTCGTACTGCAGGCGTCGGCTCGGTTGGAGTCTTTTGTCTGCACGCCGACCAATCGGCAGCGGATGCCAAGGCCGGTATGAAATACACGTACATCAAGGCCGGTGCCAAGAAGACCGAAGGCAACCCGCACGAGCCGCTCTCAGATACGGCGATGAGCGACTCGCAAGCTGAAGTCGACCGGGAGTATCAGATGTTTGTTTCACTGGTCGCACGCAATCGCGGCGTCAGCGTGCAGTCAGTCATCGACACAGAAGCCGGTTGCTACTTCGGCGAGAATGCGGTTCCGCTTCTGGCCGACGAGATAGGCACTTTCGACGACGCTCTCCAAGCCATCACCGCCCTCGTAGCTCCCTCAGCACAGCCAGCACTCCTAAATAATCAGGCAACCCAAGGTATCGAACCAATGCGAAAGAAATCACAGACGGAAGCAGCAAAGCCCGAAATCAAAGCCGAGGCCGACGAGGAAATGAAGAAAGAGGACGCCGTTGAACCGGACGCCGCAGCACAGGCTGCAAAGCCGAAAGACGACGAACCGGACGACGACGAGGAAGACGACCAGGATGAATCCTGCGATCCGGCCATGAGCGCTACCGACTTGAAGCAGATCATGAACCTCTGCACTTTGGCCGGTGTTGATCTGAAAACGGCTGCGGAGTTCATCAATCAGGGTCACACCGTGGCCGATGTTCAGAAGCACTTGCTGGAACGGCGTGCCGCGAGGTCGAGCAGCACCAAGGTCAGCACCACATTGCCCAGCATGGGCGGTATGTCGGCACGGGACCGCCTAAAAGCTGGCGCCACTCCCAAGACCACCGCTGAGGAATACAAGCGGTTTCTAAAAGCGAATTCGGAAGCGTACGCCGCCTATCTCACCGAGCGTTACACCAGGGGTTAATTTACATGGCAACAGAACAGAATCTAACAAACATCTCGCTCTTGACCGGCAGCGATCTGAGCACCAAGCAGTACTACGCCGTTTCGATGAACAGTTCCAAGCAGGCCGTGCTCGCGACCGCCGCCAAGAACTGCATCGGGTTCCTGCAGAACGATCCGACCTCGGGTCAGACCGCGACGGTAGCGGTATCGGGCATCACGAAGGCGAAGATCACCGACACCATTTCTATCGGCGCACAGCTTGAAATCGCAAGCGGTGGAACGCTCGTCAATCTTGCGTCTGGCGTGGCGGTGGCGACGGCGATGGAAGCTGGCGCAACCGGAAACATCATCAGCGTCTTGATGCTGCCAAACAACGGCCTCTACGCCTAGTTTCGAGGACACAGAACTATGAACCCAACAGCAAATTCAGTTCACGTAAACGCACCCCTAACAGATTTCTCGTTGATGTTTCAACAGAGCGCTGATGGGTTCGTAGCAGACAAAGTATTTCCGGTTGTTCCGGTCCAGCACCAGAGCAATGTGTATTACACGTACGACCGTGGTTCGTTCAATCGGCCACAGATGAAGGAGCGGGCACCCGGCACGCGGGTTGAGCGCATCGGCTACACCACGTCAACCGCCACCTACAACGCCAAGGTGTTTGCGCTCGGCCATTCGATTGACGAGCAGGTGCGGGCGAATGCCGACGCCATGATCGATCTCGACATGAACGCCACCATCCTGCTGAACAATCAGGTTCTCCTCCAGAAAGAGGTTGCATGGTCGAATGCGTTCTTCACAAGCGGCGTTTGGACCTCACAGTCGACGGGCGTCTCTTCAGGTCCGTCTGGCTCTCAGTTCCTCCAGTGGAACAACTCAAGCAGCACGCCGATCACCGACGTGCGCAGCATGAAGCGCAGCATTGTGTTGGCCTCGGGCAACGTCGGCGAGCCGAACAAGCTCGTACTGGGCCGTCAGGTTTATGACACGCTGCTGGAGCATCCGGACATTGTGGCTCGTGTTCTATACAACCAAAAGGCTGGCGACGGCGACCCCGCTGTTGTGGCCAAGCAGACTCTGGCCTCTCTCTTCGAAGTCGAGGAAGTGCTGGTGATGTCCGCAATTCAGAACAGCGCAGTAGAAGGCGCAAGCGAGAGCAACGCATTCATCGGCGGCAAGACCGCAATGCTGGCGTACGTACCTAAGACCGTAGGACTCAACACTCCGGCTGCTGGCCTGAATTTCTCCTGGACCGGCCTGGAAGGTTCCAATGCTACGGGCAGCCGCATCGTCACTTACGAATGGCTGCCGACTCGCAGCACCGAAGTCGAGATCGAAATTGCCTACACCTATCAGAAGGTTTCCGGCGATCTCGGTGGGTTCTTCATCTCAGCTATTGCTTAACCAGATGTTCTTGAACACTCAACCGTGGGATGCACTCCGGAAGACGGGAACGCCAGATCTAGTCGTCTGGCGTTCCCCGTTGACCATCGACGGACGTGTCCTCAAAGCGGGCGACCGCTTCCCAATCGAGGGCACCCAGCACGTTGCAAGGCAGCTATGGGATCTGAACAAGATCACCACCGCTGAGAACTTCGGCGTGGTCCCGGAACAGAAGAAGACAAAGAGGGTGAAACAGTAATGGGCATCCAGAAATTCAACCGACCGATCGTAATTCCCAACACAGGGGACGTGACCCTGGACAGCAACACGGGTACAACCAGCATCGGCGCTGGCAAGGTCACCAAAGCAAAGCTGGCGGTCTTCACCGCGAACGCTCAGACCGGGACCGGTTCATCTCAGAACATTGCACACGGCCTCGGCACGACTCCGACGTTCGTGGTTTGTGTGCCAACAGACGGCGGAACCGTCAGCTATGGCACCCATACAGGCACCAACGTCGTCGTGACGGTCTCCAGCACCAAGAAGTTCGACGTCATCGCATTTGCATAACCGGCCATGCGGTCCACATGGCATTCACAACGTCACTCGACAACACCTGTCTAAGCATCTGGGGCGTCTCGGCGCTGTGGGTTCCGCAGGACTATTCAGGTCCGCAAAGCATCACCGGCATCATCTCGCCTCCCCCGCTTGAAGAGCAAGTCATCCCCGGCTCCACTCACGGAACCAGCATCGTTTACTTCTGGGTTCGGTTCGTCGAGATTCAGCCTAGCCCCATGATCGGCGACACTATCACGCTCGACGGCATCCTGTACAACCTTGATAAGGTCAACGTCGATTCGATGGGTTCGGCCATGCTGCACCTCAGGAGGGCTTCCTAAATGTTGAAACCCTCGCTCATCGTCAACGCCACCATCTCGACACTGCAAACCATTGAAGATTTCGTGACCGCTATGAATGGCACGCAGAACATCCGCGCCCACACCTTCGTGAACGGCCAAGTCGTGCCCGTCTTCGAGGACATTTACCAGATGACAGCCCCAAGCTGTCTCGTCGTCTATGAAGGTACGCTGGGCGGCAACTTCGACGGTATGACGATGTGGAAGCACCATGTCACCGTCTACCTGAAAGCCCCAAACCAAGCGACCGTCCAGAATCCTCTCGGTTACGAAGATTTGGTCTGGCTCGTCGTGAATGGCCCAGTGAACGGCACGGCTTTGAACATCCGCCAAGTCAGCGTGCTCCCGGATCTACAGATCATGGACACGCCCACCATCACGCGCCTCACGGACGAGACCCGAACGGACTTCTTCAAGATCGACTTCGTATTTCCAGAGATCGGCGACAACTGACCGCTAAATAGTTCCTCGAAGACGGGTCTGTCGCAAGCACAGCTTAGCGCACCCCTCAGAGGTAACCTTATCGCCACACGTGTACAGGCACTCAACATGGGTCTCGGGATCGACAAGCAGGCCGACATCGCAACGGCTAGCTCGTCGTTCATGCACATCGAAAAGACCAACGAAGACATCACCAGCGTCAATTTCACGACCGAGAACGACGCAGCGTGGATCGGCAAAGGGAACGAGTTCGTTTCAACCTCTGGCGTGTTTCCCGTCAGTCAGACTCCCTCGAACCGCGTCGAAATGTTCGGCTCTGCTGAACTGACGACCTGGGCCTTTGCGTACGGCCTCGGCCATGTAACGGAAGCGACCGGCCTGTACACCCTAAAACCGATCCAGAACGGAACCACACTAGAACTCCCCTATTTCTCGATCTGCGAACAGCTCCCCGAGGGCGGCAGTTCTGCCATCGACAACCTTTATGTGGGCTGCGCCGTCGAGGACGTGACCTTCACGGTGAATAGCGGCCCTGGTCTGCAATCCACGAAGGTCGTGGCGAACTGGGTTGGCTCCGGAAACTACACCAGCCCGTCTAGCGTGAGCCTGCCTGATTTAACGGCCCAGCACTTCATGCCCGGTGCTTCCGCTGCGTTAACGATCATCGGTGTTGACTACGTGGGCGCTAAGACGCTCCTGAATGCCACGGTCGGAATCAAGAACAATCTGTTACTCAACGCTGGCTTCTTCCCCGGATCGGGCACCCAGAACGGCGCGGCGGTTCGGGGCCGCATGGAAATTGGCGTCCGTCAGTACACCTTTGAATTCACGGTGCGCTTGCTAGCAAGCTCCGCTGAGTTCACCAAGCTCGTAGGACTGACTGGCGGTTCCGCTGTTCTCACGGTCACCAAGGACTCGACCCACACCACGACGTTCACATTTGAAAAGGTCACGTTTGAGTCTGTCACCAATACGGTGGTCGATGGAATCGCCGCTGTGAAAGTCGTGTGCGCGGTCCAGGACTCAGATGGAACCGGCAACCCGCTCGTCGTGACCAGTAAATGCGGAGTTACGGGCTTGGCCCAGTAAGACATGGTCGATCTATCGCAAGTTCAGTCGTTGATCGGCGTCTCGGTCGCTATCGGAACAGGCGTTGCTAGCTTTATCGTGGCGTTGCTGGTGAAGCTCTTGAAGGTCATGAAGACCCAGACCACCAACGGCGACACGAGAACGCTCCGCAATGCCGTTGACGACTTGGCGCAGGACTTCAAGGAACACCGGTACGAGATGAGAGAGGAAATCTCAGACGTGAAGGAACGAGTTAGAGCATTGGAACGGAGCAACAGCAATGGCAACCACGATTAACCACACCGTCATCCGCACTTACAAGAACCAAGGCTCGACCGCGCGGTCTCTCACCGAAACCGTCACCGGCAACACGGAGCGTAACCTCGCTGTACAGGTTGCGGCCTCGACCACTAACCATCACGTTGTGATCGGGTGGGTTCAAGCCGACTTGCAGAGCCTGAGCATCACCAGCGATCAGGCCATCACGATCTACACCAATGCTGCGTCAGGTAGCAGCCCGACAGACACAATCGCAGTCGCGGCGGGTCAAGTGATGGTTTGGACGCTCGCAACCGATCTAATCGGAAAGTGCCCGTTCTCCGCCGATGTGACCAGCCTGTACATCACTAACGCAGGCGTTTCGGCAGCCAACATCTTTATCGATTCAATCCTGAACGTCTAACTTCAACAACCGTGCTGCTTGCGGTGCTGGATCAGCCTTTCTGCTGCGTGGTCTAGGCGCTCCTTAGCCTCTATAGCCATAGGGAAATGCATCCGGCAGGAATCAGCGCCACCCACGGTAAGCCACACGGAAACAGCGTGGCTGTAACGTTCCCGGAGCTGGCTTCCCTCCTCACATGGTTCAGGGAATACTTCCTCCATGTTCATAATATACAGCGGTAGCAGACTTCACTTTGTTGGGTTAGACTGAGTGCGCGGGGGACGGCCCTGGAGTTTACAAAGTAGCCGCGCTGATCGGCTTCCTTATTGCTTCCGTTCGCGCTCCCCGCGTATACCCCTTGTGCATTGCGGTGACCGAACGCAAATACCTTTGAAACCACCATTTAGGCATGGGGGTGGGTGTAGTAGCGCAAAGTACAACGTTGAAACTGGTTCAACGCACCGCTTCTCTCCGCCGCCTCCCTACATAAAAGTGACTGCGCTTTGCGGTTGCTAAGGAATACGAAATGCTCTACGGCGAATTAAACACCATCAAGCTCGATTCAGGAGAGACGGTGCAGGGCTTGAAGGTCAAAGTACCGCACCCTTCTAAGGTTGCTGTTATCCGGCGTCCGACCGACAAGGAGCTTGCGGCTACGACCGATAAGTTTGCAAAGCTCAAGCGGAAGAATCCGGACAGCGAAGATAAGATCCCTTACCTTGATCTCTTCAACTCGATCCGGCTCGATCCAGACGGCGACGAGTTCGACGAATACGAAGCCGAGCACATCATTGGCTGGGTCATCTCTGCTGCCGTCACGTCAGCCGAGACGGTCAACGACGAGCTAGTGGTCTCGATCAAGACGCCGCTCTGCAATGTCGGCCTCACTCTTCGCTTTCCTACCTTCAAAGAAGCCAGCATCCTCAAGACCAATCAGCAGTTGTTCGATGCCCTGTTCCTGCGTCGGGAAGGATACGCGGAATGCTGTGACGTCCCACTCCTGCACAAGTCGCTGGCTCTGGGTGCGATTAATGAAGTCCATAGCGCCATCGACCCGTACGTCAATGTTGACCCAAACGCCTAGAGCCTGCTGATTATCCGGACCCGCCGACTCTCCGCTTCCTAATCAACAGGCTTCTGCGTACCGATGAGCTTTGCCCTGGCGGGCCTGTCCAGTGTCCGTTCCGCCTCCAGGATCCGCTGATGATGTGTGATGACTGCGGCGCAACTACCAAGGCACGCAATCAGGACTGCCCGGTCTGTAGCTCCCCGGACACAACCGTCATTCAGTGCGATGACTGCCCGGTCAAGCGAACGCAAGAGCTAATGAACTCCGACGCGGGCAAGCTGCTACAGGCCGCAATCATTTTGCAGCGGGCAACCGAGAGTTTCAAAGTGGACTGGGGAGATGTGTCGGCGGTTATGGCTCAGGCTTTGGATGTGTTGAAGCAGGAGCAGCAGAAGCACCAGGGCGAACGGATCGAAGCCACGAAGCAGAAGCCGATTGACTGGGCCAGAGTGAAGCCGCTCGGTAAATAAAGGCGTGAAGGTAACTCGCGCCCGATTCACGTTGTCCCCGTTCAGTTCAGATCAGATGGCGGGCATCGGCAAAGCCCTTGCCGACAGCATGCGCTCCAGGATCGCCTCGGGCATCGATGCCAACGACCAACGAGCAAAGCCGCTGAAACCGGGTCGGATGAGGAAAGACGGCACTTACAAACGAGGGTATCCTGAGTCGAAAACTGCGCGGGGCCTCCAACCTCTGAGGGATTGGACCTGGACGGGGCGCACGCTGCGATCACTCCAGGTGTTGTCGGTGAACCAGAACCGGGGAATCATCGGGTTTGTCGATGCGATGGGAGACCAGAAGGCACACTACAATAACCAAATCGATCGCATGTTCGGGATCTCGCCTAAGGACGCCGTGGCGCTGAATCAGGCGGTTGCGGCGGTGTTCCGGACCGGAAATGTAATTCAGTTCCGCAAAGTGGCCTAGCGAAGCTGTTCTTCGAGCTGGCGCTGCGATTCATACCAGCGCTTCACGCAAGTCTCCGGGCCGATCAAGCCGTACTCTTCGGTGCACCACTCCCGCATCAGCTTTAGCTTCTGCTCCTTCTCCGCCTTTTGCTGTGGGGTTAGCGGTACAGGTGGCGTGAACGCGGCAATGAAGAACACCACCACCATAAACAGGACTGGGCCACCGATTCCAATGACCAAGGCAAGCGTCCGTGTTCGCCGGTGCCTCAAGGTTGATTTTCTGTTCGATCCGCAACCCGAGCAGAACTGCATTCCGTCAGCCATAATTTCATTGCAATGCCAACACTTCATGTGAATCCTCCCAAAATTCCAGTCCAGCACGGGTGAACGTTTGGCCACAATCCCACCCCATAAATACCTGGGCATGGGACTTGAGACAGCGGTTTATGAAATCGATACCCGGTCAACGCTCAAAGCGTTGCAGACCCTGAACGATGGGATTGCCAACTCCGAAAGCAAGCTGACTGGCCACAACGAGAAGCTGAGCGCCGCTTTTGCCAAGGTCTCGAATGACCTCATCAAGTTCAGCGACAAGGCCACCCAGTCCCAGGAGCGGTTTCTAAAGTCACTCGAACGCCAAGCAGAACTTGCTGGTCGATCCGGCGTCGATAAGCTCATCGCAGACCGAGACCGGCTCATCAAGAAATATCAGCAGGACGAGCAAGCCGTTAACCGCGTGACTGCGGCCTATCAGAAGCTCATCGCTGCCGAGAAGGGTGGGGACGAAAACGGTCTCAAGAGTTTTGGTCGGGGCATCGAGCAGTTCGTGCAGTCGCCGGTCGAGGCGGCACAGGGCGCGATCACAGGCTTGCTCGAAAAGATCGGACCGGTGGGCAGCGTGTTTGCCGGAACCGTCATCGCCGCTACTGCCTTGGGCACCGCCCTATTCAGTATCGCCAAAGGCTTCGCGGAAGACGCAGAGCATCTCAAGATCTTGTCGGCCCAGACAGGCATCTCTGTTGGTCACCTCGACAAGCTCCAGGCTATGGGCAAGTTGGTCGGAGTCGAGATCGACGGACTCGCCCGCGCTGGCGCAACGATGGCCGTGTCTCTCGATCAGGGCGGGCAGAAGGCCCGCACCATGGAATCTGCACTTGCTCGCTTGAAGATCTCTACGGTTGATCTTTCGGGTGAACAGAAAGAAGGCGGGCAGTTGATCGAGGAGACTCTGGAGAAGCTCAGCCAAATTCCCAACAAGACCGAACAGATTGCCCTTGCCAACGAAATCCTCGGCAAGAAAGGTGCAAAAGACGTTCAGGTGCTCGTTGAGAAGTATGGCGATCTAAAGCATGCCGTGGAAGCGATGGGCTTTGGTCTAGAGGACCCGCTCCACCAAGCCGAAGAAGCAGCTACGCATCTCAAGCAGGTCGGGCTAGAGTGGGAAGCTCTCAAACGGCAGATCGCTACTCCCATCGAAGGGCTTATCAACATCACTGCCAAGGCACCAGATTGGCTGAAGTCCTTTCTAGCCAATGGTGCGAAGGGGGCAGCAGTTGCACTGGGTGGGCCGGTGGCTTCCGGCTTCCTGGACTTCAACAGCATGATGGATTCCGTGGAGGGGCTTGCCCAGTTGAACCAACGACCCAAGCCACCGAACTTCGCTGCCGATGCGGACGCGCAACTTGCGGTTCAAGCTGGCCTCCGCCAAGGCACCGCTTCCATCGAGCAACGCTATCTCGATCCCATCGACAAGCTCAAGGAGAAGCTCAAGGATCTGCGAGAGGACGCCGACGCCCTCAAGAAGAACGGCATCGTCGCCATCGCGGATCGCGCCGAGTTCGCCCGTGACCTCAAGGGCATCCAGGACCTTGAACATCAGATCAAGGCGCTGACAGAAGCCGAAACTGAGCACAAGCGCATCCTGGAACTGATCGGCAGCGTCCAGACCGGTCTTAACAAGAAAGACAGCCAGTTGCCCGAGAGCACACGCCTGTTTGATGAACTCGCCAAGGCCAAGGGTGACAACCTTACGGCTCTGCTGGGGGCAGCACCCGCCGCGTTGCAGCAGGAAGTTGCGGCGAAGCAGAAGAAGTATCAGGAAGAGTTCGACAAGCTCGCCTTCAATCATGGCAAGGGCGAAGAAGATCCCAACGCTTCGAACATCAAAAGCGGCCTCAAGATTAATGAGGAGCGGGTAAGGGAGCTTCTTAAAGTGGCCGAGGGGATTAGGACAGCCAGCATCGCGGCGGATCGCGCCGAGATGTCATTGCGCCAGACCCAAGAACTCGACCAATCCAAGCTGGCAGGCATCGGCGCGGACACGCCGCAAGCGCGGCTCCGGAACTCCCTAGAGCAACTCGAAATCAAGAAGAAGTTCGCTAACGAAGAACTGGCTTACGACCTACAGTTGGCGCGAGAGAAGCACCTCAACGATGGCCAGCTCGAAAACACCATCAAGGACTTGAAGCTCAAAAACGCCAAGGAAGTGTACGAGCTTGAAAACCAGCAAGCCGTCGAGTTTGCCAACGAACAGAAGCGCCAGCTTGACGAAATCAAGAAGACCGCCGAGGGCCTGTATCACACGCTCTTCACGAATCCGAAAGCCTTCAATAAGCAGTTGACCACGACCGTCCGCGACGCGGCTTTGAAGCCGATCGAATCAGGCTTGGCCAGCGTGACTGCGAGCTTCTTGCAGCCTGTGGTGTTCGGTAAGAATGACGGCTCTGTGGCTAGCAAGCCGCTGTTCGTCCAAGTCGTGGGTACCGGGACCACTCCCGGTGTCTCGTCTTCTGGTGGCGGTGGCTGGATCTCCAGTCCATTCCATCCAGCATCGGGTGGTGGCGGGTTCTTCCCATCAGCCGTAGAACCTACGGGTGGCAGCGGCGGCGGTTTCGCGACTGAATCAGCCGGTATCCCCTCAGGTATGTCCCTACCGAGTTCTGGTGCCTTCGGTGGAATCCTCAGGGGTCTCGGCGGCAAGGGCTTCAACCTCTCAAACTTCAAAGGCCTGAACTGGGGTGGGTTCACGCACGCTGGTGATTTCACAGGCGTCGGTGGCGCGAAGGTTTCCGGCAGTGGCCGCATCACCGGCGTCGATGGACTCGCGGGCACTGCTTTAGTGGCGGGTGGTTCATCACTGGCTGAAGCTGGTCTGCTTGGCAACAGCCGTGGCACCGGTCTGGGGATCTTTGAATCTGGCCTCGGCGGTGCGGCACTCGGCATGAAATTTGGTGGACCAATCGGCGCTGCTATCGGCGCTGCTGCTGGCACGCTTGCCGGTATCGGCGAAAAACTGGCCGGTGTGGAATCGCCCATCAACGAAGCGAAGCGGCTCGTCAAGCAGCGGTACAACGTCACGATTGACACTCAGTTTGCCCAGAAGGTCGTCCAGGTCGCGCAACAGAAATACGGCGGCAAAGTCTCGTTGGCCGTGATAGACCCTGAGATCCGGAACGGTTTGATGGTCTACGCATCGGGCACCGGGCAGAAAGTGCCACTTAGCTCGACTATGCCTCATGCGGGCGGATTGGTGGAGTCGGGCGGACAGCTTCAACAGCAAGCCTCTTACATGTTCGGCCAAGCGTACACCTACGCTTCCAACTTGCCGACATACGGAGGCCAGCCCAGCACGCAGTTACCAACCCCTACCAGCATCAGCCTTCACATCGACGGCCAAGGGGCGGGCGCTTTCATGGCCGGTCAAGTGGTGACGCCTGACTTCGTGCAGCAGCAAACCAGCCAAGCCAATCAGTATTCGATTGGGCGCGTCCAGAACTCCGCAACGCTGAATCAGCCGTTGCTGTTGGTGTAGCCGATGCCGAGAAATCTAGCGGCGGCAGTCCCCGTTGGCGTGCTCCCCCAGATGCTCTATACGAGCTTCGAGGAAACCCGTATCTTTCCGGTGCTGACCCAGCAGTATCACGACAACACCATCGAGCGGCATCTGATCCAAGATGGCGTGAACGCGCCAGAGTCGATCCGCACTTGGAAGTTGTCGGCCCGCGTCACGAGCTATGCCGACACCGGCAGACCAGGGGCACTGAATCTCCAATCGCTGCGTGACTTCTTCAACAGTCATTACGGCGGCCTGATTCCGTTTACGTGGTACCACCCCTACGAAACCGACGACGCTCCGGTTGGTTCTAACTACGACCCGGCTGGGGATAACGAGATCGGTAGACATGTCGTTCGATTTTCCAGCATGACGTGGACCGAAACGACCGATATGGCGCTCACAACGGTTTCGTTCGAGCTGCAAGAGATCGCCTAAGGCTGCCTGCCTTCACTTCAAGCCAAGCGATGCTCTGGCAGATTCACGAATTTTGTCGGCAATCGGATTTAACGATTTAAACCGTTGGTAATAAGCATGATCTATCGCGTATCTGAATTCAGGCAGGCCGTCTTCACGCATCAAGTAATAGTTGCGGTTAGATTGTAACTGGTCATTCAGAACCGCAATTAGCGTGTTCACGTTCGCATCCAGCGCCGCCACTAGGTCCTTCAGTGGACTCACCAAACCATCAGGCAAGCCAATGAGTGTTTCATATTTGTAAATTCGCGTCCTCCCTTCAGAGTACGACCTTGGAATAATCGCAAGATGTACCATCCGAGGGTCGGTGTCGAGTTTGATAGTTCCACCGAAAGGGTAAGCGCGGGTACCGGGCAGCCCAAGATCAATCGTTGCGGTTCCATCTCCCATATAAGGACCAAATGGAAACTCTTTATTGCCGGTCGTCATGAAGTGCTGTAGCCGCTCAGTCTCATACTTCATGTTGACCTCGAACATCTCCCGGACGCCAAAAAACTCCCGAAGAGAGGCCTCATCCTTACCGGCGAAGAACGTATCCACGTCACGAATCGCTGCCAACTCCAGCGCACTTCCATCAAGCGTCTTGGCCGAACCCGCATCTTTGGAGGCTCCCGCCCCGACGACCCACGGATACCCCACACACCCAATCAAGATCGTCGCTAGCGCGACTGTAGCAATTTTGCGCCCTCGGCTCGGCTCACTGTCCTTGTCACCACGATAGAAGTTCCATACCCAATGGCCCAACGCAGCGGCAGCCAAAACAAATAGAAAATAGCCGAGCGGTTTGTTCTCATAGCCGGTGAGCCTCTGGCCCAATGTCAGTAGAGTTGCGACTATAGCCAACTCCGCAAGCTTTGTGACCATGCTCTGAAGTTACCACTCGCCGGACTGCCACGCTAAGGGACTGTTCCATAAATACCTCTGCCCGCAAATGGCAGACACTCTCGGACCCATCACCTTCCCTACGCCCAAAAGCAGCGGCCTGACATTTCCGCTGGTCTCCGATTTCGGCTATTCCACGCAGTCTCCGTATACGACCGTCACCCATCGTTTTGGTGAGCTAGCGACCAAGGCCAACCAGACATTCCTCTCGGGCATTGGCCCGCGCAAGTTCATCTTCAAGCGCCAAGCCCTCAATCAGCTTGACGCGGCGCTCCTGCTCGACTTCTACGAGTCCGTCCAGGGCAGTTATCAGTCCTTCATCTACAACGCTCCGACCGGCGATCATACGACCACACCCGTCGAGGTGGTGTTCGATGTTGCACCAGTCAGCATCCAGCACTTGGCTTCAATGTGCCAAGCCGGGTTGACGTTCCTCGAAGCCCCGACCGTCACGGGCGCACCGGACTATGGTGCTCCAAGCTTTGGTGGACCGATCAACGCAGTCGTTACACGCTTCCCATCTGACGTTCTCAACACCGCCCTGGCCAATCAGGTTCAGCAGATCATTCCGCTTGTCCACATCAAAGTTCTGGACGAGTCGGTACCCGACATTTACCTGAGTGACCGGCGTGTCACGGTCGGCGACAAGGTTTATTTGCCGCGCCTGCTCGACATTGGTGAACCCGGCACTTCGGTCATCATGTCGCAGAACATCAGCGGCGCTGCCGATAACGTCCAGTTCAGCTTCGGCAATGCTGACCGAGCCATGGTCAGGCTTGCCAACGCCACGGAACTCAAGAACGCCTCGATTGATCTCTGCCTCTACCACGTCCAGACCGGCATCCTGCTGCAACTGTGGAAGGGATTCGTAGTCAGCTATCAATCCGATGGTTCCGCTATTTTCACGATGCACTGCTCGGACGGCCTGTGGCGCGTCACACAGCCCTATCCGACCCGAACGATCTCGCGCACCTGCTGGAAGAAGTTTAACGACGGAGCCAATTGCCCGTACGGTTCGGCAGGCAGCGGCGGCGATGCCAACCAGTGCAGCTATCAATACGACGATCCCACCGGATCGGGTTGTGTCCAGCATGGGATGCAGGCCTATTTTGGCGGTGTCCGCATCTTGCAGCAGGGCGTTCAGATTCTCGACAACAGCTCCGGCTTCCTAGGCTTTGACCGCAACTCTGTGACGGCAACCTCGATTGCGAGTGATTCGATTTTCGGTCAGGCCCTCCCGGAGATTTACTGCGATGACGACGGTGACCCCGGCAACGCTTTCTTTGCGAACTGCCTCGTGGCAGCGGTGCGTGACGAGGGCGACTTCTTTGATGTGCTGGGAATCGTGGGCGCGGGCCGCATCGGTCAGTACACCGGGATGCAGGTCTACACCAACAGCGACGGCTACCACTACATCATCAGCCCGATGGCCGATGGCCAGTTGCCGCAAGGCTTCAAGGTCAATTCTCAACTAGTCGTGACCTCGAATACGAGTTTGGGTTTGCGTGAATTGCACGGCGAGGACCCCGACACCGTGGACGATTTCCTGATGACGGCGGGCGGCGCGATCCAGGGAGACAACAAAGCTGCCGGGTTAGCGTTTGTGGATTTGCGCTATGCGAAGCCGTCCGGGATCAATCCGTCTACGACCGACTCGCACTCGATGGTCGTGCCAGTCTCGAAGGGTCTTTCTGGTTGGGTTTGGGACGCTGACGGGACCAGAACGTCAGTTTCCGGCCTAACGAATCCGTTCTGGATTGCCGTTAACGTCTATCTCCGTGCTCTGGGACTCTTCAATGCTGACTCCGCAACACAGCTTGATACGTTCGTGCTGGAGTCGCTCGTCAATCAAGACGGCGTCTCAGGCTGCGCCCAGATCGCGGACTTAGTGGTGGACGATCTTCTGGGGGTCGGCACTGAAAAGCAGTTCCGTTTCATGGGGACCTTTGCACAGCAGAAGCCAGTGCGCGACTGGCTCACCGAGATCATGCGGTGTTGCAACGGATTCTTTACGTTCGAGTTCGGCAAGTTGAAGCTGGGCATCCGGGAGAACGCGGCGTCTGTTTCGGCCTTCACGGCTGGTAACACGCTGTATCAGTCTTTGCGGCTTGCGCCTGTCGATGCCCAGTTTGAGCGCCTCGAAATCTCATTCGCCGACAAAGCCGCGCAATACCAAGCCAACACCGCCACCTACGAGGACAAGGACCACGAGACCTACTATGGCCGCAACGGTTCGCCCCTCGTTAAGCAGATGCACAGCGTGGGCATTTCTAGCCTCAGTCAGGCGCTCCGTGTCACAGCAACCCTGACCCGAGAAGAAGTCGGCGGCATCTCATCAGGCAACACCTTCAACAACGGCACCTCCATCGACGCCACCGAATGGAGGACTGCCCGCTCTGCCCAATGGGGCACGACCATTCTGGCGCTCGAAACCGAAGTCGGCCAAGTGGTTTCGATGACGCATCCGGACATTCCCGGCAAGTCTGGCACCGTCGACGTGTCGGGTGTGAACGTGACCCTCACGTCTGGCGATCAGTTCACGCAGTACACGGGCGACACCTCCCTGGTCAACAAGGAGGTCGTCATCAACGGCGTGCAGGTCACCATTGCGGCTGTGACCGACGCCACGCATTTAGTCGTGAGCACTCCACCGGGCAATGGCTCGGGCCTCGCTTATGGCGTTGCAACCGCTGATTGGAGAATCACCGGCTGGAAGCTCATGAAGGATTGGTCCATCCAGATCGAAGGCCGCACGGTCACCGACTCGATGTACCAGCTCGACATTGGGCCGAAGCCGGTCGATGTGGCACCGCTGCCGTTGCCGGTCATGTTCTATCCGGAACCTCTGGGCTGCTGGGCACCGTTCCAGGTGCAGGCTCCGAGCACAGATGCTCTTTGGCCGAACCAATGGACTTTCGATTGTCAGCAGGTTTACAACATCCTGGCCGATGGTTCGGCACAAGCCTACATCGTGACCGAGGGCAAGGAACCGGCCAACGAGTTCATCCCGAACGTGGGCGCTCCCAGCATCACATCCGGCAACGTCTCCAGAGCAACAACGGGCGGCAGTCTCGAAGGCGGCAAGACCTACCGGGTGGCGATCTGCGGTCGTAATGCGGACGCGGTCTGTACGCCTCCATCCGAGGTCATCCTGGTCCAGATTCCCACTGGAACCAACACCAACGTTTTCACGATCAACGGCATCATCTGGCCACCGGTCAGTGGTCTCATCGATTGTGCTGTCTTCGTCTCCGAATTTGATGACCTGATCTGTGAACAACAGATCGTCACGTTGACCGGCTCAGGCGACTCGATCTCGCCCACCAGCATCACCGTTACCGGCCCGCTCAAACGCTCCACGTGGGCGCTCCCGAATCCAAACAGCGAGAAGGTCCGCGTCAAACCCAAGATCCTGTGGCATGGGGGCATCCTCGGGGCGGGCGTCACAAGCGTGTCCGGAACCAGTCTTGTTTCGAGTGATTGTGTAGACGGGTCGCTGAGCGACGATTACACGGGACGCCAACTCGTCATCATTGGTCGGGAGGAAGGCTCCGCGCCCTATCTCTCCTTCAACATCACGGCGTTCGATCCATCCACGGGCACATTCACGCTCGATCAGGACGCCTCCGCCGTTCAGAAGACGGATGCGTTCATTGTGACCTTCAAGGGCTACGATAATTCCGGCAGCCCCACGACCTTTACGGATTCCGGCATCTCCAACTCGCTCAACTATGACATCGCTACCAAGTTGCCAACGCCCCACAGTGGCCTTGCAACGGATCAGGACAAGGGCCACATCGTGCGCGTGATCGCTGGCACCAACAGAGGCACGAAAGCTAAGATCGTCTCGAACACTTCTACCTCTTTTACGTTCGACGTTCCGCTGGTTCTCGACACAGACTCCGTCATCATTGTCGAAGACGGAGCATGGGGACCGTTTGCAGATTCCTCCGAAATCACGACCAGCCAGAGCCAGCTCTCGACCAGCATCGCTGTACCGACCTCGAATTTCCTAAAACAATCGGTGCTGGTGGGCGGGTACACCGTCGATCAGAACGGCATCGAATCGGACGACGTCAACGCGCCAGTCCGGATGGTCTACATCTACGGAACCTCGGCCAACATCGCCAAGCCGCAGTTGACGCTCGTGTTCTCAGGACAGTCCGGAAATCCAGACTTGATGCTAAACGACACGACGACTGTCGGAATGATGAACATTGGCGGCGTCCTCAGCGAGTGGTCCGCGAACGCTCAGGAAGCACCGGAAGGCCAAGCCATCTACATCGACATTTTCCAGTCAACCGACAAAGGCGCAACCTACACAAGCATTTTTTCGGGCGCGGGCAGTGGCGGCGGCGTCCTGATCCCGGATGGTCTGTCCACACTCCAGAACGGCTCGACCTTCCGAACCACACCGTTGAATGTTTCACCCGGCGACATGTTCTATGCCAAGGTGCTCCAAACTGGCGCGACGTCTCCCGGTGGCCGCGTCACCATCAACTTGTATCTGACGGCCTCCAACACCACGAACATCATCGCACCATGAGCGTTTCAAGACTCATTTACCTCGACGGCTTTGAAGACTACGATCTGTCGGGACAGGGCTACAACTACTACACGTCTTCCAGCCTGACGGCCTACCCAGGTCGGGGCAGCAAAGGCGCACAGGGCGGCGCTTCGCTGACCTTCGAGGGAGAGCTACCGACCGCCTGCATCGGCTTTGCGTATCACCTGAACGACTACATCCCGGCAATCTCGATGCCCGCGTTGTGTGGGTTCAGCAACAACCTCACCAATTTCAACTTCAACCTGTACCACTACGACGACAACGCTGCTGCGACTGCGGCGGTCTTCAGTGGCGGCAGCTCAGTGATCGTGACAGTCACGCATGGCGGCTCCTATTACGATCAGGTCCCGCAGGTATACCTCGTGAACGGTCAACCGGGCGGCAGTTACACGAGCATTGACGTGGCCGTCAGCGGCGGGCAAGTCATCTCAATTCTGGTGAACGGAGCGTCCGGTTACGACGCCGCGCATCCGCCAAGCGTCTTCATTGCTCCGGGTGGACGCGGCTTCCGCGTAGCATCATCCATGCTGGGAACGGCGGAGTTTGGACTACCGACCGCCAACGCCATTAGGCCGGGTCAGTGGAACTATTTCGAGTTTCAAGCTCAAGCGACTCAGCTATTCGACGTCTTCACGGGGCGCTATTACGCCGAGGTCTCGTACGTGCTGAAGGTCAACGGCGTGACTTGGCTCGACAGCGTCTTGACGACCAACGAGAACGATCTCGGCCAGTTCGATTTCAACTGGGCAACGGCAAACTTCAACACCAACGTCGTGGGCGTCTTTGATGACCTTTACATCACAGACGGCGAGTTCCTGGCGGATGGACTCTTCGACAACGGCCAGCAAGGAATTCAAGTGAAGACGCTGCGTCCGAATGGGCAGGGCCAGTACAGCGACTTCACGCCGTCCGATCCAACAAAGCAGAACTGGGAGATGGTTGACGACGTTCAGCCAGACGGCGACGAGACCACCGTATCGAGCAACGCGGCTCTTAAGCTGGATGGCTCGCCGGTCCAGGATTCGTACACGCTCCAACAGTTATCCCCGATCTATCAGGACATTCGTGGCTGCCAAACCGACTTCTACGTTAAGAAGAGCAACGCTGGCCCTTGCAAGGTTCAAGGACTGCGGATGTCGGGTGGTGGTGCGTTTGTATTGGGGACGTGGTATCCGAGTCTAGGAAACTACGACGCCTTCTTCGCGCCGATGCGTTTCAAGGTTAGCGCCACTCCGTGGACTCGGGATGACATCAACGGCTTTGAAATCGGCCTCAGGAAGGCTCCGTAAGGCCCTCGCTAAATAGGAGGGCATGCCCTCCAACACCCTCGTCTTTGCGGATTCCTTTCAGTTCTACGATCCGCGAACTCAAGCGAATCAGCTGTACACCACAGCTGATTTGCAGGCGGGCACGGGAAACAACGTGATCGCTGGCAGCACCCTGCTACCCGGAAGCGTTCACGGCTCCTTGAAATTTGGGTTGCCAGATGAGGTCACCGAACTTACAGTCGGTATCCGTTGGCAGACTCAGAATCTCAGCCACGCCCCCATCACCTTTACCAACGACTATTCGGGTTTCGGGTTTTCGGTGGTCCCGGTCGGAGACGGACGATTTACCTTCTCGGCGGGTTTGGCGGGGAGTGCCACGGCAGGCATCGTGACTCAGAAGTCCATCCGCAACTGGACTTGGTACTACTTCGAGCTTCATTTGCAGACAGTGCGTCAGTATCAGCCTCACATTCCGGCCACCCCGACGACTCCTGAGATCTTCGAGCAGTACTGGCTCACTTGCTTCTACGATTTCTACGTCAACGGGGAGGCGTGGGTCGTGGGTGGCGTCTTGGATTCGCCCCATCGCAGGACAGACGGAGATGGCAACGTCGGCGCTAATCCCTGGCTCGACCACCTGAGCATCAAAAACGTTTTGCTTGATGCCACTACGGGCATCATGACCGATTTCTACGTCACCGCCAATGATTCAACGCCGTTGGGTGATGTTGAAATTGTTCCGTTGTATCCGAACGGCGACGGCGATTCTCAGTGGACGCCCATCAGTGGTTCCACCCATTACGTTGAAGTGAACAATCATCCGCCGGACGGCACCACCTACAACGTCGCTGACGCAGCGGGACAGGAAGACTCTTACGATTTGCAGGACCTTCCAGCGTTCAGCGGCACAGTGAAAGGCACGGTCGCAATCTGGTACGTGACGCTCTCCGATGCAGGGGCGGGTGCCGCATTCGGTTATTACAATGTCGATTCCAAGGCGACGGGGCTTTTCTATCCGTCGTATGGATCTTGGCAGTTCATCTATGACGCATGGCGGGTGTTTCCATTCACGACAACGGAATGGACGCAGACGCAGGTCAATAGCCTACGGCTTGGGATCGCACGGTTTTCATAAGAGGTTTTCAGATGGCAGCTACATTTACTTTTCTTCAAGACAACGGCGCGGCCACAGGCTCACCGGCCCATGGAACGACGCAAGGCGCTACGACGACCGATTGCAACTGGAAGAACATCGACGACGCCACCAGCGCTATCACGTCGTTTCCGATCACGGCTGGCAACAACAGCTATGAGAAGTTCATCTACGGCAAGTTCTCCGGAACCTTCACGACGATCTCAAATGGGCTGTGGGCGCACACTGCGGGCACGTTTGGGACCGGCATCGCTTTGAAGGGCGTCGTTTCGAGCACCTTTACAACACCCAGCACGGCCACGAACTCGGCCCTCACAACCGACATGACCTCGCCGATCTCGATTGGCTCCGGTGACACGGTTTTGTTTGTGGCAACGGGTCCGCAGACGGCAAGCCCAGGCGCGTCTTGCTCTACAAATCCGTGCTACACCCAATTCCTCATCACCCAGATGCAAACGACGAGTTCTACGGCTGCAGGCGCGACAGCATCGGCAACGCTGACCTTGTCTTATGACGAATCCTAAACTATTGACGCAGTAGGAGCATGACGCATACATGGCAAACGAACAATACGTCAACGATCCCGGCACGACGCTTAACGGGAGCATCAACAATTCCGTCACGTCCCTAACGGCGTCTTCCAGCATCGGCTACCCTTCGGGCGGCAACTTCCGAATCCTGATTGATTCCGAAATTATGATCGTGACTGCCGTCTCCGGCACGACCTGGACGGTCACGAGGGGAGCGGAAGGAACGACGGCTGCTTCGCACACGAGCGGTGCAACCATCAATTCGATTCTGACGGCTGGTGCGCTCGATGCGATCCGAAGCAACCTGAGTGGAATGGCCGCTTATTCCAGCCTTCCAGGGAGCGGCCTGAAGGCCGGTGACCGCTTTGTCCCGACCGACAGCGACTCTAATTACGAGTACCTCTACGATGGTTCAGCGTGGCAACCCTTTCTACGGATCAACCAGCACGTCAATCAACCTCCAACCGCTTCTAACTGGACAGGGTTGAATCAGGGCAGCGCTGTACTGACCGACCTGACCGGAGGCGGCCTTCAGTTCAAAACCAGGACCGACACCACCATTGCGGGATTCTATCGGTCCGCACCCTCAACGCCATACACGATCACGATTGGCTTTACGGGCTTGGGTGTGGGGCCGACCTTTGGAATGTTCTTCTACGATTCCGGCTCCGGCAAGCTGGTGCTCTTTCATTGGAGTGGTTCCGCGACAGGTTCAGCTCTACCCGGCTACACCGTATCCAAATGGTCCTCGCTGACGTCATTCGCGTCGGCTTACAACAACTCCAACACTGACGTCACCGCGATGGTTGGCAACATGATGTACCTGCAGGTGGCCGACGACGGTACAAATCTGCTCTTCAAGTACGGATGCGATCCGAACACCTTTATGCAGCAAGACAGCCGTGCTCGGCATGACTACTTGCCTGCGGGTCCCACTCACTACGGGTTCCATGGTTCCGGTTCCGTGAGCGGCCAACCGGCAGTGTTCAACGTTCTCCACCACAAGCAGACTTAAGCGGGGCCTCACAGATGGCGACCCAAATCCGCCTAGGCCGGTATCGGCTGGGCGCACCCTCGGCGGTAACGACCTCCAGCACCCAAACCCTCGCGGGTGCTGCTGACATCCGCAACACCACGGCCCGCACGCTAACGGGTCAGGCCGGTATCAAGGTCACAACCACGAAGCTCTTGGTGTGCCAGTCGTACATCGTGACGGTGGTATCTCAGACGCTCTCGGGACAAGCCATGATCCTGGGGGGCATTCAGACCCTCTGCGGATCAGCCAACGTTAAGAAAAGGGCATTCCTGACGCTCTCCGGGCATGCTCAGATCATTCCGCCCATTCCGGTTTCCAGGAAGACCCGCATCCGGCTTGGTCGCTACCGGCTGGGCCAAACAACCCTGGGTGTCTCACAGAGCAGGACTTTGTCAGGCCAGTCCTTTTTGGTGCCGGTTGGAACCGTGCTCACGATGCGGACTCTCGCAGGTCAAGCCGTGGTGCGGAGTACAACGCTCAGGCTGCAAACCGGCAGCGCCTCCATTCAAGCGACCACCACAAAGACGCTGTCGGGCCAAGCTTACGTGGGCGCAATCGACACCACAGCGCCCACTCAGCCGACCGGCCTTACCATTACAGGTTCCTCGATGACCTGGGCGGCGTCCACAGACGATGTAGCGGTCGTGTCTTATCTGGTGCAACGGTGTACAGGCGGCGGGTGTACATCCTTCATCACGGTCTCGACACAGTCAAGCTCGACCCTCACGTACACGGATGCTTCGCTACCACCGGGCACCTACTGCTATCGAATCATCGCGGTCGACAACGCCGGAAACCAATCGGCACCCTCGGCAGTCGTCTGCAAAACGATTGCCGCCGCTTCCAGTAACCAGCCGCTCACCGGCCAAGCCAACATTCAACCAGCAACATCCGCCACCGGCATCAATCTGGGCCAAACGCTCTTGCAGGTGCTTCGGCATGGCGGCGATATCCTGCTGGGCCAAACGCTTCTGGAGGTCGTCACGTCCACGACCGAAACCGACATGAACGTCATCTGCAGTCAGGTGAACTTGCGGGTTGCGGTCCCCTGGATCGGCACGAAGTCTTACGCATTCAATGAGGCCGGTCACACCCGGAACTAATCAGGGCGAGTCACGCAGACGCCTTGCTACGCTTGGGCGCTTTCTCACGAATCGGGAAAGCCTCGGCCTCGATCTGCTCGTATACGTCCTCCATCGCAACCCTAGAGAGCCTCTCGCCTCCGGACTCGTCCCGATACTCTGACCGAAACTGAGCGACCCCGAGTTCAGTCTTGAAAGCCACAAGCTGGCCCGCAAGCTCATCCGCCAGCCTTGCTGCCTTTCCACCCACGCGGTCACCCATTTCATGAACCCGCAACCTCATCTCATCCAGGGCCAGCCAGTCGTTGCGCATCTGTCGGCGCTGTCTTGCAATGAGGTCTTGAAGAGGGTCACGGAGGCGTGAGCGGGGTTGCATGGAACTAGGTAGCAGTTCCGTCTTGGATCGGCAAACCTGCCGGGTATTCCTTGCGGGCAAATTTTTCTTAATTTTCAAATCGGGGCATGGAAATTCAAAGTGCCCTACAGGTGGTGCAACCGGCTGAGGTTCCGCCATCTCCTGAAAGCGAGCTGATCCAGAAAGTCTGCACAGCTCGCAAACTTCGTTTGATGCTCTTGGGCTGGGAGGTGACGTTCCCGGCCATCGCCAACACACCCGTAGCGGTCGTGGTGGATGGCACGCTGCTGTGCCGTGTCGCTTCCATCGCCTACGATCCAGACCTCGGCTATCTCGTCGTGGAGGTCAGCTAGGATGCCGACTCTCACCCATTTCATCGCCAATCACCAACGCTTCGTGATGAGCGCCCTGGTGTTCGTGCTGGTGGCCGGTCTTCGGGTGGCATTCGGCCTCCGCAGACTTCGCCGTACTCGCTCGTTTTACCGCTGCGTCTATTGCGGGTGTCGGCTGCGCCTGCATCGACTCCGCTACTGTTCACGCCACCACGACCGTCTAGACAGCAGAGTCATCAATGACCTAGCAGTAGCGCGGTTGCAGGATCACGATGCACGCCTCGGACTGGCTGTTCCTACCGAACCGCCGCCCCCATCTGACGAGACTGCGCTCCCTCAGCTCGCGCCATACCTGCAGCCAGCTCGCTTAGCCAACTATCCATTCAACCGCTTGATGGGCATCCCGCACCCGATCAAGTTTGAACCCCTGGATTACTGGAAGACCTTACAGCAGAATTTCCAGAACAGGAGGGCGGCGCGATGACGGCGCAGCACAAACAGATGCTGATGTGGGCGGTGCTCCTGCTGCTAGTCCTTTTCGGGCAGCACCTGCCAGCGCACCCCTTAGCAGGCTGGCTCAAAGGACTGACGCAACATACCACTCAGACGTGGCAATCGAGCATGCAGGGGGACCTATGAACCAGTGGGTCAAACGGAACATCGGGTTGGATTTGGTCGAGCTGTTTCTGGCTGCCTGTTTCGTGGCGCTGTTCTCGGTTGCTGTCCATCCGAAGCCGGTAAGCGCAGACGACCTGAACAACGTTGTGTGGATGCGGCGCTGAACGCGCCGTCTCCCAAACCTTCCCAAATAACCGCACTGAGGGTTATTGTGCCGAATGGACTTGCAAATTTTTAATGGAAAGTAGAGGTTTTACTGATGAAATCTCACAATAAGGACCAATAAGGAGAACCCGAAATGACGACCAGCACCAAGACGACCAACAGAAGCGATGCGATGCGGGCGGCGTGGGCCACCCGCCGCGCCAAAGCCGCAAATGCGTCTAGACACGCCAGCGCCTCGAAAAAGGCTGCTGGTCCCTCCAAGACCCCAAAGAAGCGCACTGCCGCTCTCTCGGGACTGAAGTGCTGCTGCGGTTGCGGCGAGACGACCAAGAAGGGCCGCAACTTCTTACCGGGCCACGATATGAGGCTCAAGGGCATGCTCATCAGAGGCAAGGTCAGCAAGGAAGCCATCGAGCGTCAGGCCAGCGTTGCATTCCTTCAGGAACCCCGCTGGAGGGATCTGCTCAAGGAGGCCAAGTAGCCATGGCCAACCTAAGCAGCGCTCTTCTGAAAAGCATCGCGCGGCAACGCGCCGCGCGTGTCGCCGAGCTGCTCTCGATGGCCATTGCGACAGACGGCGCGTTGGCGACCCAGGAGATCATGGAGGCGCAGCGGGCGACTGCGGACGCATGGCGGATGGCCGGTAACATTTCCGAGGCCAAGAAGTGGGACTGGGCGGCAGGTGAGACGGCGCGGCAACTGCGCAAGCACGTTGCGACTGCTGATCCGCGAGAACTCGAAGCCCTGAAAGGGCTGGTGTAGGAATGCCAGCCCTCACAGCGCTACCGTTGAAGCTGGCATTTGATGAGACCTCCGTCATGGACCCGTGGTCCATCGAGGCGGATGAGACGGGCGGAGGTTGGCAGACCGCGTATCAGAACTGGGGCCTCGTCGTGATCGAGGAATCGGCGACCGGGAACGAGCGAGCCATTACGGTCCAAATGGCCATGCAGACCAGGGAGCGACTGGAGGTGTTGGTCACGGTCGTGGGCGTCGGCGTGGTCGTTTGGAAAGCTGAGACCGTCCGGACTCAGGAACTCGATTTGGCCGTCAACCGGCTCATCAACACCTTGCTCGCACAGTAAGCCCCGCTCAGCGCCGCCCCCAACGAGGCCCGCCCGCACACACGCGGCGGGCCTCATCCGTATTCCGGGCTATAGGTATAGCTATCCCCTACTCCTGAGCGCAACGGAGCGCGTCCGGAAGCCACGTCGTGGCTATCCCCGAGGGCGCATAACACGGATTGGAATTCCAAGTCAATATCTGCAAATGCAGATATTGCTGTCATTCCACAAACGGGTTTAAGCTTGGCTCAATCGATGGCGAGGCGAGTAACTCACAAGAATAGGGAGTAAAAAGTTGTTTCAGAGGGGGGTTGACGAAACGCACCCTTCATGCGAAAACAGATCCAGTAATTGCGAGCCTCCGGTACACGAGGCCGACCGACAGAGCAGGTGAGGTGGGCGCGGCATTAAGGGGCGTTCCACCGAAGCGACCGAAGTTAGGCCACTCCGCTCGAACCCAGCACATCACAACTTAGGGAGTATTCAAAAATGCAGACGAAAACTGCTGCGGGCGGAGCTATGCTCGTGGAAACCACGGCCATAGACGACGCCGTTTGTGTGCCCGTTTTTAATGACGGTCTGACTCATGAAGTCCACCGCCAAATCATCGCCGTGTTGGAAGTCTTCCTATCACGGTTCAAAACTTTCAGCATGGACGAATTGCCGGAAAACCAGAGTGTGGCCGAGTTTTCCGCTCAAAGAATCTTGGCCAGCATGATAGCCACGTTGACGACGCTGCTGCCCATAGCCTCGGTCACGATGAGCAGAGCGAACACCGAGTTAGCGGCTGATTCTGACTCAGAAAGCGACATTTGCTTCGAAGGCAACTATCGCAACGTCCGGCCCGCTTTCAGCGGCGACTTCATCGAATACTCGAGCTGTCTCACCGAAGGCTGTAGCCATGAGACCGAGGACGCCGGGTTCATCTTCGAGATCCATCGCGGCGGCAAAGAAGCACCGCTCGTATCCCTCGACTTGGTCGCGGACGCCGACCAAGCCTTGCTCGATCGGATCGTGATAAGCGGCCCAGATGACTGGGATCAAGACGGCAACCCCTGTGAGGCGGTGTCCCAATGAGTCCGGTCAATAGTCGGCTCAGTGCAATGCGGGACGCCATTAAGAAGTTGAAGCCCGAGAAGTCGCAGTATGAAGATTCCCGAATCAAGAAGCTGGAAAACGGCGATATCATCCGGTTTCTTCCAGCTCCAGATGACGCCGTGCCTTTGGTCCGCTTCTTTACGCACGGCGTGCAACGCAACGGCAGGTGGCTGGTGTGCAGGTGCCCTGCCACCGTCTTTCGCAAGTGCCCGGTGTGCGAACACGCGGCGCACCTGCACAATCGGGATTGGGAATTGGCTCGGCGCTTCGCGAAACGCTCCAACTACGTCAGCAACATGGTCGTGCTCTCGGATCGCAACACTCCGCAGAACAACGGCAAGGTCTTCCTGGCGCAGTTCGGCACTCAACTGTTCGACATCTACGACAAGGCGTGCGAACGCGCGTTGCCGTGCGATCCGATGAATGGCTCGAACTTGCGGGTGATTCTGGGCACCAAAAACGGATTCCCCAACTATGAGAAGTGCTTCTTCGAATCGCCGTCCGTTCTATTCGACGGTAACGACGAACGCATGACGGCAGCGCTCGACGCTGCGTACGAACTCGATGAGTTCATTGCCGAAAACGCTTTCCCGAGCTACCTGGGATTGTCCAACAAGCTGCAGGAATTCCTTGGGACCGAATACACGATCCCGTCCGCTCCTCCGCCTGAGCCGTCGAAATCTGCGGCGGCTCCGACTGAACCATCGACCAACCCGCCCAAGGCGGAAGCGCTCGATGAGGGCGAAGACTTCTTCGAGCGCATGAGCGCTGTTTAGCTGTTGAGTTTCCGCGTGGGCTGTGGTGCCGTGGGAGATCCACGGACAGGGTCGTCGTGCCCCAAATGAATCACCCACGCGGCGCGGCAGAGTGCGGAGCATGAGTGCGCAGGGAGATCCTGCGACAGCCCTTGATCCTGGCGACGAAACACTCCCCTCCGCCGTGAATTTCATTTCAAATCCAAGAAAGAGAGATGAGGGACAAAAAGATGACGCCGCAGAAACGCTCCTGGACTCAGGAGCAAGTTGATGGATACGTGGGCAGCCGCAACCAGTGCTGCCCGTTCTGTAAATCCGAGGAACTCGAAACCGAAGAATCAGTGGACGCCTGTTTCGGACCGGACGACGGCAACCATTACTGGCGCACCGAGATGCGCTGCCAGAATTGCAACGCACAGTGGGAGGACGTGTACCAGCTCGTTGGGATCGCTCCCCTCGAAGAATGGCCCGCGCCTGCGGAAGGAACGCATGAAAAAGACCGACGCCAAGAATAGCGGACGGAATCTGACACCGGCCCAGTTGGCGGAGTATATGGCGAACCCCTTCAGTTGCCCGTTCTGCGGCTCCGGAAGCCTCGACACGGACGAAGCCATGGAGCCGCACCACGGCTCGGGTGATGGCGTTAGCTATTACCGCATCGAAGTTAGCTGCCTGCACTGCCCAGAGCGCTGGGAGGACGTGTACCGGTTGGTCGGAATCGCGCCCCTCGAAGATCGGGAGGCAACCCAATGAGCAGAGACAACCCCGAGCACGGCAACGCCTTTATCGAGCATTTGTTTGAATCCCTCAGCCCCGAACAGAGAGACAGCCTGTTGACTCTGAAGCGGCCTTTGATTGTGCTGGTCATGAAGACCGGGAAAGTCAAGAGAAGGGCGTCCGCAACGGAGTTGTTCGTGGAAGAGCTGGACCGCACTTCTGAATTGGCGAGAGGCTTGCCCGAACTCCGCCCGAATGAGATCGCGGCTGTGATCTGCGACGAGCTGAGGAAAGAGGTGTTGTGGCGGGCCGTGATTCAACGCCGGTCTTTCGACGCCACCTTGATCAATTAACTGCTTTCCCCTGGTGCGGGCGTGGTGCGCGGGGAAATCCCGCGCCGCTCGACAAAGCGTTCAATGCGCGACCTCTGATGGGACGCACGTCAGAGGAGCCGATATGGAATCACCGCACGCTGTTGTGGGGGACGAAGGCGGCAAGGCATGGTGCTGAGCGAGATGCCCAGACGGGACGCCCTCTGCCTCTAGAAACACCTTGCCGCCTTTTGTTTGTCCGATGAAGAAAGGAATCCATGGGGAAGAAGAAAGCAGCCATTGTCATTAACGGCATCAATGAACTGCCGGTGGTAATTGGCTACCTCCGCGAAGACCGTTTCTACGAGATCCAGTGGCACGGCGTCGTTGAGGTTCCCATCGGGATCGTCGGAGGGGTCAAGCTTCGAGACGGCACGACGCTGACGGTCTCGACCAGAACTCATTAAAACGCCCCTGATTCCATTGACGGAGAACCTTCAGCGGTGATCCCCTGGAGGTTTTTTCCTTTGTGGGAGCTGAGACGACATGGCAAAAGCAAAAGAAGAACGGGTGACCGCGTGGGTCAAAAAACCGAAAAAACTAGGCGGTTTGTGGACCGTGGTCTATCACCCCGGTACTTTCCATCTGAATAAAAGGACCGGCAAGATGGAACCGGATCGAAAAACCCACCGGCTCGGACGCAGCGAGATCAAGACCCCAGCGCAAGCGCGGGTTCTGGCCGACGAGTTCCTGGAAACCTTGCAAACGGGCAGTGGAATTGGGCTGACGATTGGCGAGTATATCGACCAGATCTACAGCAAGAAGATCGCTACCCTCAAATTCTCGTCAAGGCAACAGGCCAAATACCTGATGGGTTACATCAAGCGTGCGTTCGGATCTTACAAGTTCGGTAGCCTCACTGCTTCTAAGATTGAGGACTGGCTCAGAGAGTTAGCCACCACGCCCATTACGATTGGCGTCCGTAAACGCGCTCCCAAGCCTGCCAAAACCGACAACGCGGGCAAGAAGCCGAAGTACAGATCGGCCTCGGGACCGAGGGCAACTCGACCGGGCCTCTCTTACAAGACCCAATGGCACCTCCGAACCGCGCTGAGCGCTCTGTTCAAACATGCTTTCGAGAACGGTGTGTGCCGCACGAACCCCGCCGAGGGTGCCCTGCTGCATGGGAAAAACCGGGGCGTGATGGTGCTAGACCACCTGGACCCTGAGCAGGCTAAGGCGCTCGTAGAAGCTTTGCAACCACCAGCGCGTGAAATGGTCCAGTTGTCTCTGCTTGCGCTCGGCGAGGCCGAGCTGACCGGGCTGGTCTGGGGGAACGTCAATTATACGGACAAGACCGTAAAGCGACAGGACGTGGATGACCCGACCGACGTGTTCGATCTCAAACCGCGTTGCCTCCGGATCTCACGCAATCACTTTAAAGGACACTTCGGAACTACCAAAACTGAGAACCGAGAACGCCTGATTCCGCTGGCACCGATCTATTGCGAGATGCTCAGGCGGCGTCATGAGGCCAGTCAATGGAAGGAGGGCCATGACCTCGTGTTCCCGAGTCCGGAGAAGCGAGACAGACCTGTCAACACCCACAACCTGCTTTCCCGCAAGATCACGCCCACGGTGAAGCGGCTCGGGCTGCCGCACTACACGTGGCATGCTGGGCGGCGCACCTTTAGTTCGATCTCTGGTGCCTACGGGCGGTTCAGTCGCATCGAGCAGAAGCGAGTCATGGGCCACGGCGACAAAGACATCACCGACCATTACACGCACGTCGAGTGGGAGCACTTCGTAGAGTCGATGAACCACTACGTGAGTTTGTTCGGATTTGACAAAGACACCCCCGTCCAGTCGCTCACCCCTCAGGGCCAGTCGCTCACCCCTTCTGTGAGGCCAGTCGCTCACCCCCTGGAGACGCCGTCTGAGGGCCTCTCAGCACCACGCTCAGCACCAGGAGGGGTATCTGACGCCCCTTTCGGCTGGCAGTGA